TCCGCAAAGATAGGTTCAAGTGGAGATTACGCAAAGATAGGTTCAAGTGGAGATTCCGCACAGATAGGTTCAAGTGGAAATTCCGCACAGATAGGTTCAAGTGGAGATTACGCAAAGATAGGTTCAAGTGGAGATTCCGCACAGATAGGTTCAAGTGGAAATTCCGCACAGATAGGTTCAAGTGGAGATTACGCAAAGATAGGTTCAAGTGGAGATTCCGCACAGATAGGTTCAAGTGGAAATTCCGCAAAGATAGGTTCAAGTGGAAATTCCGCAAAGATAGGTTCAAGTGGAGATTACGCAAAGATAGGTTCAAGTGGAAATTCCGCAAAGATAGGTTCAAGTGGAGATTACGCAAAGATAGGTTCAAGTGGAAATTCCGCAAAGATAGGTTCAAGTGGAGATTACGCAAAGATAGGTTCAAGTGGAAATTCCGCAAAGATAGGTTCAAGTGGAGATTACGCAAAGATAGGTTCAAGTGGAGATTACGCAAAGATAACATCCAAGGGTAAACATTCAGTTGTTATGGCAGCAGGCTATCAGTCGCAGGCAAAAGCTAAAAAAGGTAGCTGGATAACACTTGCTGAATGGGTAAGAACGGATGATGAAGATAAAAAAGGCTTCTGCATTTGGATTCCTAAATGCGTTAAGACCGAATACGTTGACGGAGAGCGTATCAAGGAAGATACATTCTATAAACTGGTAGATGGCGAATTTAAAGAAGTGGAGGAAAACTAATTATGGCAGAAACAACAGCAGTTGCAGAAAAGAAAGCATTTACAACATCATTAAGTGAATGGAGTAATGCTATGACAGGCCTTATTATTGACGATTATAAGGCTTGCGGAATGGATATGGACGATTACGCTAAAGAGTGTGCCATGGAAGCCATGACAAGCATTTTTAACCTTGTTAAGAGCAATCCTAAGGTTAATATGTGTAGCCTTGATACAAGCAATTTGAGAGGCATTGTTAAGCGTTGCGCAAGCCTTAAACTTAACGCAAGCGCATATCCGAGAGAATGTTATTTTCAGTTGAGGAATGTGAACATCGGAAAAGATGCCGACGGAAAAGAAATTTGGCAGCAGCAGGTCGAAATGGGCATTGAGGGAAGCGGTTACGACTCTTTGCTTGCCAACTATGGAAAAGATGTTAAACAGGTATATCCATATTGGGTAATTAAAGAGGGCGACAAGTACATACCGCCTAAGCATAAAGGACTTACAGTTACGGAGCCAGAGTGGGAAGAAAACGGATTATCTGACAAGGCGGTAAGGGTTGTATATCCTGTTAAGTTGTTAGATGGAACAGTAACATATCTTTCTGCTGATAGAGACAGCGTTAAGGTAAACCTCTTATCTCACGTAAAGCAGAATATGTTGAATGCTACATTTGGAATTATTACAGGTACTAAAAAACAGTATGGGAAAGAAGTTGCAAGAACTAGATATGATGCAACGCCGGAAGAAAAGGCAAAAATTAAAGAGAAAAAGGAAGAAGTTCTCAATTCCTTAAGAGCGTGCAAGACAGTAGATGAAATGCTTGAATGTGAGCTTGCTAGACCGTTCATCAGCGGTGCTTGGCTTGACACGCCAGAGAGCATGATTCAAAGAAAAATGTGCAACAACGCTACAAGAAAATACCCTAAGAACTATGACCCTATGGCAAGACAGGCACAGATTGAAATGGATGAGGTATATCAAGTTGCACAGGCTGAAATTGCTGAAAATGCTAATACTGTTGAATTTATAGAAGATAAGGCAGATGCAGTTGACACCACGGAAACAGAAGTAACCGAAGAACAGACAGAAGACAGCACGTTGCCACCATTTATGCAGGCAGAATAGAAAGGAGAATGTAATATGATTAAAAGCGAAAAAGGGAAAGTAATTTTAAAGGGAGACGCAAAAGGAGTGTTGGCTGAATTTGGCTGCATTTATTCGACACTTGTTGAAAGACTAGGAAAGGATATTGTTAATAGGACTATTGCTCTTACAGATATATTAGAAATAGCCAAAGGAGACAATAAGCATGAGAATAATTAGTCAGAATGGAAATGTTGATTTGCCTTATGAGAAATTTGTGTTTGGAATAACAAAAGATAACAAAATTGCTTGTTGCAGAGAATGCGTAGCACCGCCATATGAAATCTATAATGGAATTATTGCAGAGTATTCAAGCAAAGAAAAGGCTTTAAAGGCTATGGAAATGTTAAGGGAATCATATAGGGAATACATAGCAACTATCACAACTACGCAAGGGGTAGCACAGGCGCTAATGTTTGTAGATAACAACGAAAGTAATCTCAAGTTATCAGCAAATATTGTCAATGGAATAAAGGAAAATATTTATTTCCAGTTCCCGAAAGATGATGAGGTGGAAGTATGAAATTAACTTGCTTAGGCTCATCATCAGCAGGAAATTGCTATCTGTTGCAGGCAGACAACGGAGAAACACTTATCCTTGATTGCGGAATACCGATTAAGGAGATTAAAAAAGGCTTAGATTGGAACATTAAAGGTATTGTGGGTGTGTTATGCACCCATAAACACCTTGACCACAGCAAGTCAGTAAAAGATTTTGAAACTATGGGTATTCCTATATGTGAGCCATACAAAGCCTTACTTATGAATCAGTTTCTAGCAAATTCTTATTTTACTGTAAGAGCGTTTGACCTAACAACAGTAGATGGTAGGTGGACACATACAGACGCAAATGGCGAACCTTGCCCGATATTTGGCTTTCTGATTACTCACAAGGAAATGGGGAGAATGCTTTACATAACCGATTGTGAATTAATCAAATGGAAGTTTAAAGACATAAACCACATTCTCTTAGGTGTGAACTATGACAAGGATTTAGTCGATACTGACAATCCGAAAGCTAATCACGTTTTCAGAGGTCACTTATCCATTGATACCGCTTGCGATTTTGTCAAAGCTAACGATTCAGACAGCTTGCAGAATGTCATAATGTGCCATTTATCAAGTGAAAATGCTGATAAGGATAGTTTTATTGAGAAGATGAAAAAAGTTGCTTGTGGGGCGAATGTAGATGTTGCAGAGCCGGGCAAGGAATGGGTTTTAAGGAAAGGAGATGAATGTCCGTTTTGAGAATAGAAAAGCTAATTGAATTTCTAAAGGCACATTTTGAAAGTGGAATACAAATGTTTGATACACCGTCAATTATGCCAGATTTCCGAATGCCTATTTATGATAAGGATGACATACTTGTATTGTTTGCGCCTGAATACGAATATATCGAGATATACGGCATTTCTGACAAGGAGTTTAAACGAGTTATGAAAGAGGCAGGCGGTTATTAAAATGCGTGTCCCTTTTAGAAAGGAGATTATATGGCTAGAGAAATTTGCGGAGAATGCAAATATAACAAGTATTCTACAACAGAAAAAGAATTTTATTGTAGTAATACCGATAGCGACAATTACGGAATAGCGACTATGTATGATGATAGTTGCGAAGATTTTGAAGAAAAGGACGATTAAAGGCAGAAAGGAGAGGAAATGCTGATATTAGCTTTTTATATCATATTTATTATCACTATGTTTTTCACAACAATTAAGGACTATGACAATGTTGCAGTTACTCCAAGGCAGATATATAAATGTACAGACCTTAACATTTTTGCTTGTGTCTTGGTATTTGCAATTGTGTTTGTACTAGACCCATTATTCTTTATATTGCATTTTATAAGCTGGCTATTACACGTTGGCAGAAAGGGGTAGAAATGGAGAGATTAACAAACAGTGATAAAGAAATACCAACACTAGATGATAATGCCGAATATTGGCTGAAAGCATACTTTAAGTTGAAAGATTATGAGGACTTAGAACAACGAAGGAAGCTAATCAAGATACCGCCTGAAGCGTACTGTATTGTGGATTTTGAGGTACGAAAGGGTTTTGTGTTAGAAGAAACATATCATATAAGCAGAAAGCCTTTGTTAGTTGTTCGATACGACGATAACTCTCTTAAAAGTCATAGCGGATACTTGGGGATTTCAGTATTCCTCACAAAATCCGAAGCAGAAGCAAAACTGAAAGAATTGAGAGGTGGAGAAAATGGATAAATTTCTTGAAAGCGTAAACAAGCGTGATTTTGATAGAAGAATATCAGAAGTTGTTAAAATGCTTGAGGAAAAGCAGCTCTACGGAACTATCAGTTTGATAAAAGATTTGAAATATTACCTTGACTTAGCTACAAAGGAAAAGACACACGACTGCAACTGCCAGCACAACAGTAATTCAAGAGATAACGAGCCTTGTTGCAGATGTGATAGTAGAAACACCAATGCCGACAGAATAAGAAATATGTCGGATAAAGAGTTGGCAAGTGTACTATTTAGTGGTTGCATTGATTCTATGGATTTAGAAGAGTGCCCTTATGCTAGTGAAGGTGAACTCGATAACAATAAAATTAGAAAAATATGTAAAAAATGCACACTTGATTGGCTTCGGTCAGAAGCGGAATAGGAGAGAATATGGACAGATATTTGTACAAGGCAAAAAGGCTTGATAATGGAGAATGGGTACAAGGATATTATGTAAAAGGTTTAAATATGTATGACAAAGAAGCTTATCTAATATTTGAACCCACCACAATATTTTATTCTAGTGGAGAGACAGACGGATGGAGTGAAGTAGACCCATCCACAATCTGTCAATGCACAGGTTTGAAAGACAAGAACGGCAAGCTGATTTGGGAGAATGATATTCTCCATAATGGAAATTATTTTGTTGTTAAATGGAATGAATCTTGTTCAAGATTTGATATTGTATTAAATAAGTTTCACAATATTCCAATAGGAAAATGGGAGCCAATGATTTGTGATTGGAAAACCAATGATTTTAAAGAATATAGAAAAGCTGTTGACTATGAGGTTATCGGCAATGTGTTTGACAATCCAGAGTTGTTAGAAAGTGAGAAAAAGTAATGAACTATATTTTATTAATTTTATTATTTGTACTCATTGAGTTAGGTATCTCTTTGGTAGAAAGCTTTGTTATATCATGGATAGCTTGTATATTAGGTATTAACATAGCATTTAAGATAATTTTATTTGTGGTATTTATTGCAAATTTGTTTTTGGCTGTAAAAGGAAAGTAAGGAGGAAAAGAAATGAATCGTGTAATTTTATGTGGAAGATTGACAAGAGATCCAGAGGTTAGATATTCGCAGACAGCAAATGGGAGCATGGCGGTAGCAAGATATACATTAGCTGTTGACAGAACTTTTAAGAAAGAGGGCGAACAGGCAGCAGACTTTATTAATTGCATTACGTTTGGCAAGAATGGAGAGTTTGCGGAGAAGTATCTTCATCAGGGCACTAAGATTATCGTTGAGGGCAGATGGCAGACAGGCAACTATACCAACAAGGACGAGCAGAAAGTTTACACAAATGATTGCGTTGTTGAAAGACACGAGTTCTGCGAAAGCCGTACTAATCAGCAGAGTGGCAACAATGGGATTATGGGCGGTAACAGCAGTGATGATGGCTTTATGGCTATTCCAGATGGGGTAGCGGATGAGGGATTACCATTTAATTAAGAGGTGTGAGTATGACAGAGAGTGAAGCAATAGAAAAACTGAAAAATATGAGATTGTTTATGCAGATTACGGACAAGAACAACGACTGCAAGTTTACAGAAGATGATTACAAGGCTAACGAAATGGCAATACAGGCACTTGAAACAATCAAGAAGCTATCTGACCGCAAAATGACAACAGAAGTCCTTGAAAACTATATGCAGTTTGAAGATGAATGTGTAAAGAAAGGTTTTACATTTAAGAGTGTGATTGAAGCTAGAGAAAAGCAGATAGCTAAGAAACCGACATATGAGGGTGATGGATGTGATTACTGCCCGAGCTGTGGTCAAAAATTAGATTTAGACAGGGATGAACAACCAACAGCTTTTAGTATGGGAGCTAAACTTATTGATAATTTTGTGAATCCATTTGAAATAAAGGCAGGTGGAAATTCTTGAATTATCAGAACATAGCGAGAGCCAAGGCAATAGAACAGGAAAATAAAAAGCGACTATTGAAGCTGAATCCAAAGTTGAATGACAGGAGTGGGATATACTTCCTACTCCGAGAAGATGAAAACGGCTTTAAGTTTGCTTATGTCGGACAGGCGATACATACACTTAGTAGATTGGCAAGCCACCTTGTAGGCTATGAACAGCACATAGATTTGAGTCTACGCAAACATAAGCTATATTCAGAGGATAATCCTTATGGCTGGCGAGTTGAATTTCTGAATTTTCCCGAAAGTCAGCTTGACGAAAAGGAAAAGTATTACATCAAGCTGTATGCCGATAATGGTTATCAGCTTAGAAATGTTAGCATTGGTGGACAGGGTGGAAATCGTGATAGTGGCTCAATAGGCGAGAGAAAAGCACCTAAAGGCTATTTACAAGGCATACAACAGGGCAGAAAGAACCTTGCAAGGGAATTATCTAATATAGCAGAAAAGCACCTTAAAATCGAAATCAGAGCGGATAAGGCTAACAATAAGGTATCGCAGAAGCAGTATGAGAAGTTTATGGATTTATTGAAAGTGGGTGAGAGCGAATGACGAGTGTAGAAGAATATTTATCTAAAGCGAATGATGAGTATAAAAAGGGCGAAGAATATAAAGAACTTGCCAATAAACACTTTAGTAATTATGCAGAACTCATGGCAATATACAGAATAGAAAGTGTGAACAGAGTTCTTGACTTTATAAGAGATGAATATAGGGTAGGAAGAATTTGCGACCTTGAAGTATTATTATGCCATTGCCAAAACAAGCTGAATGGAAATATTGACAGAACAGAATTAGACCTTGATGAGCATTTCAGAGGTGTTCCTTTTAAGAAAGTGGGTGGCAATGATGAAGATTGAAACTATTGATATTGAAGTTCAGGATTATGTCAAGAAGCTCGTGAACGTAGTCACTAAGACAATGGTTGATTCATTTGAAAATCTCACTATCGAAGATGTAAATATGTTTAAGTTGGGCTACAACAAGGCTATTGATGATTGCGTTGAAGAACTTAAAAAGCGAAGACATACACGCTATATGAAAGTAAATTGTGATGATTTAGAACTTAAAATGCTGGCAAAAAAGCTGAAAGGAACGAAGTAGAATGAAGATTTTAAGTAAGAAGAAATACAATAAACTCATTGATGATTTTGAGAAACTACAGGAAAAGGTAGAAGAACTCAAAAGAATAAATGAAAGCCTTGGGAAAAAGCTAGAAGATAAAAAGACAAGTTGCAAAATGAATAGTGGAAGTGACTTCTGCTTTAATTGTGCAAACTCTTACAGATACAAGACATATTGGGGAGTAACAGAAGTTGAGCGGTGCGGTTGCTTACTTGATGTCACTTGTGAGAGCTTTGAGAGAAAGGGAGTTGGAGAATGAATGATTGCAATGGCTGTAGATACGAAAATAGCACAGATATGGAGGCATTTTTAGAATTTTGTGCAGAATGCAAAAGAGCCTATTCCGATGAAGAAGATAGAGAATTTCAAGAAGATAAGTATAGAACTATAGACTAAAAATCAAAGAAAGGAATAGGTTGTCGCGACATAAAACCGAGGTTTCCTTTTGGTAGATTTAGAATGATAGTACATTGTTTATTTGAACAGTCAGGAACATTCAAAAATGCTTTCAAGAAGTATGGAATTGAAGCCTACGACTATGATATTCAGAATGAATTTAACGAAACTGACTATGTTACAGACCTTTTTAAAGAGATAGAGGGGGGGTATCAAGGCGAGCCGAGTTTGTTTGATAAGATAAGTCCTGGTGATTTGATATTTGCATTTTTCCCTTGTATAAGGTTTGAAAATCAGGTAATGCTGTGGTTCAGAGGGCAGTCGGCAAGTCAGAAAAAATGGTCTTTGGAAGAAAAATGCGAATTTGATATGAATTTGCTTAAAGAAGTTTCACTTATGTATGATTTAGTAAACAAATTGTTTATTATTTGCATGAGAAAAGGATTGAAGCTAGTAATGGAAAATCCTTATTCAGAAGAGCATTTTTTAAGGCGGTATTGGTGCTATTCTCCGGCAGTAATTGATAGAGATAGGAGAGATAGCGGAGATTACTTTAAAAAGCCTACACAGTATTGGTTTTTGAATTGTGAGCCACGGAACAATCTTATTTTTGAGCCAATTAGTTATAACGCTATCGAATGTAAGGACGCTATAAGGACAATGTCAAAAGAACATTATACAAAAACAGGGGCGGACAATAAGAAAACAGCAAGGTCAATGATACACCCACAGTACGCAGATAGATTTATCAGGCAATATATTCTTGATGAAGAGATATGGAGAGGTAAATAATGAAAGACGAAACAAAGCAGGAGATACAGATATTACTTGACCTACTCAAAGGCAGTCTTACAAGAAATGGTGTAAGTATGGCAACCGACAATAGTGGTAACTTGATGTTCTTTGATACATCTGCCTATGTTAGAAGTAAAGGTAAGGAATTTGACGGATTCAGAGTTAATATCAACGATTTAGTGAAGTAACAATGCGACAGAACTTGAAGAGGTAATTATGGCAGGCAATTTTATTAAAATTGACAGAAAGATTTTAAAGTGGGAATGGTGGAGCGATATTAATACATTCAGACTTTTTATGTATATGTTGATAAGTGCCTATTGGAAAGACGGAAATTATAAAGGCAAGATAATTGAAAGAGGGTCTTTCCCCTCTTCAATATCTGAATTATCAAAAGGAACTAATTTGTCTGTAATGGAAATTCGTACCTCCCTAAAACACTTACAATTAACAGGCGAAATAACAAGCAAAGCGACAAACAAATTCACGATATTTACTGTGGTTAACTACAATTTGTATCAAACGGATAACAAGCAAGATAACAAACAAATAACAAGCAACTTAACAAACAATCAACAAACAGATAACATTCTATTAACAAACTCTATATTAAAAGAAAGTAAGAATGAAAGAACGGAAGAAATTAAAAAAGGCAAGAATATAGAAAAAGATATTGATAAATCAATATCCAAAAAGAAAAGCTATTATCCCAATGATGAATTGCTTGATGAAGCATTTAATGAATATGTGACAATGCGTAAGAGAATTAAGAAGCCTCTATGCACCGACAAGGCATTACATAGGGCTATGAATACTCTTGATAAGTTATCAGGCGGAGATAATGACTTGGCTGTTAAGATTCTTAATCAGTCAGTAGACCATTGCTGGCAAGGATTGTTTGAGTTGAAAGAAGATAATTCTAATAAGCAAAGCAATCAGAATTTCAATAAGGGTGCTATTGACTGGGATAATGTGTAAAGGAGAGTACATGTATGGACAGAGATTGTAAAAATTGCGTATATCATTCAAGTGGCAGTTGTAGTCAATGGGATTGTAGCTTTACAACAATTAACGCTGTGAGAAATAAGGCTGTTGATGATTTTGCAGCAGCAATCATTCCAAGACTATCAGATGTGATATATTCGCAGGATATTGCGAGTATGACCAACTTGATTAATAAAATTGCAGAACAGTTAAAGGCAGGTGATAAGAATGAGCAGATTAGATGATACACTTAAAGGGACTGATTTTAGAAGTGATTATCCGCACAACGGAGTGGTTGAATCACTTTTAAGAACAATAGCAGTCAACAGTGCTATTATATGTGACAAGTTAGACGCTATATCGAATCAATTAAAAGGGAGCAGCAATGACAAGAGAAGAAACAGTTAAAATTATCCGCATTATGTGTGATTGCTACCCTAACTACAAGCCTAACAACCTTTCTGAAACAGTAGATGTGTGGCAGATGATGTTAGATGAATACAGCTACAATCAAGTGTCGATAGCTTTAAAAGCGTATGTTACATCTGATACAAGTGGATTCGCACCAAGCGTAGGAGAAATAGTTGCTAAAATACAACTTGTATCGCAACCACAGGAACTTGACGGAATGGCAGCTTGGGGGTTAGTCAGTAAAGCATTAAGGAATGGCACATATGGGGCAGTTGAAGAATTTAACAAACTACCGCCACTTGTAAAACAGGCAGTTGGTATGCCAGACAATCTTAAAAACTGGGCGACATCAGATTATCAGACGATAGAAACAGTAATACAATCAAATTTTCTAAGAACCTATGAAACAATTGTTAAGCGTGCAAATGAAATAAATCGTATGCCAGACAATATCAAATCACTTATCGAAAAGACGAATGCAAATTCGTACAAGGCTCAAATCGAGCAAAAATTCCAAAGAGATATAAATACACTACCAACTAAAGAAAATGCCCTTACTGGTCAGAACATAAACGCAGAGAACTATATTGAAGCACCTCAAGATATACAAGAAAGAATAAACGCCATGAGGTAATAATTATGAAACCTAAAAATTGTATTTATCCAGATTGTTTTAATTGTATGTTGGAAGATTGCATATACAACGGACTTGAGCAGATAGATACAGCTCAACAAAACAAATTTGATAAAGATATTGCTTTTGAAAATAAACTGGAACACTTAGAGCCTAAACAGAGAGCAAAAGCTATATACGACAGAAAGTACGAACAGACAGAAAAAAGCAAAGAAAGACGTAGGCGATACAACCGGTCAGAAGCGCATAGGGTTAGTCAGAAGAAATATTTTCAGACAGAAAAAGGCAAAGCTGCGCAGAAAAGATATAAACAATCTTATAAGGGTAAGGTTGCGCAAAATAAAATAAACGCTAAGAGAGTTGAAACAGGTAAAAACGCTATCTACTGTAGGAGATATCGCGAGAAAAAGAAAAGAGAGGCTATGCTAAATGAGTAAGTCGGAACAACGAAGATTTCAAGAACAAATGATGAGAGTTCAATTAAGCAGACAAAAGAACAAAGAAAGCAAAGAAATGTTTGGTAACGCCTTGATAATTCTGTTATGGGTTTTGCATGACAAGTTTGGGTTCGGTAATAAGCGATTGGAGCGGCTTATTGACGAAATCAATAAATTTAACGAAGATTTCAATGCAGGACTTATAGACCCGAAAGAGCTTATTGAACAGTTGGAAGAAGAAACGAAAATTAAAATTAAATATTAAGGAGTGTGGCTTTATGAAATTTTCAGATTTTACAAAGCCAGAACTTGAAAAGATTATTGAAAATGCCAATTTTACCGAGGAAGAAGTGAGAATATTTATGCTTCTTTCTCGGAATTTTGCACAAAAGGAGATAGCGCACAGATTGTCAATATCTACAAGAACGTTAGAAAGACGGGTGAGGAATATTAAGAATAAGATTGAGAGGGTGGTAAATGAGTGGAACTAACAGACAAGGAATTGTTGAATTATGTACTAGAGAATGATATTATCTCTCGTGATGATATCCAAAAAAGAATCGAAATGAACGAAAGGAAAAAATATTTAAAAGAACATGCCTACGAGATATGGCAAGGAAAAGATAGTAAGTGGTATACATATCTGCCAAGTGAAACTGCTTCAAATGGGAGAAAGCTATTGAAGCGGTCAACATTAGATTCACTTAATGACGGAATAGTGGAACATTACAAGAAATTAGAGAATGAACCGCTGATCAGGAATGTTTTTCAAGAATGGATCGACTGTAAACTTGATTATCACGAAATCAAGAAACAGTCATACGATAAGTATACTAATAATTTTACTAGGTTTTTTGATTGCGAAGCATATCCAGTGGCAGATAAGAAAATCAAGTACATTACAACCGATGAATTGGAAAAATTCATCAAGACAATCATTGCTGAATGTAGTCTCTCGCAGAAAGCATATTCTGATATGCGTATTCTTGTCAACGGCATTTTTAAGTATGCCAAAAAGAAAGGCTATACAAATATCAGTATCACACAGTTTATGGGAGACTTAGATTTATCTCGTCGGTCGTTTACCAAGAAAGTGAAAGATATGGGGGATGAGATTTATTTTGAAGATGAAATCCCTGTAATTACTGAATATTTGTGGCAGAGATACGATATCAGAAGTCTGGGACTTCTACTTATGTTTGAGACAGGGCTAAGAGCCGGGGAACTAGCATCACTTAAATTTTCAGATGTTCGCAGTACAAAACTAAAAGACGGAACTGTAAAGAATTTTATTTCTGTGTCAAGAACAGAAATAAAAATTAAAAATGAAAATGGAAAGTGGGTTGAACCTGTTAGCGATTATCCAAAATCCGACGCAGGCATAAGAGATGTAATAATTACAGATAAAGCACTTAGAACTGTTAAAGCCATTCGCAGACTAAATCCATTTGGAGAATACATGTTTATGGAAAAGGGCGAACGGATCAAGAGCAAGGCGTTTAATCGCAAACTAGAGAGGGTTTGTAAAGCCTTAAATATTAATTATCGTTCAGCACACAAGATAAGGCGTGCTTATGGCACAACACTTTATGATAACGCAGCAAATGATTCTGTAATATGTGAAATGCTAGGGCATAGCAATATCGAGACAACAAGAAAGTATTACATATACAGCAATAAGACAAGTAAATCCAAAATTGAGCAAGTCAGTAAGGCTATCAATTTCTGATTTTGGTTACAAAGTAATCAAAGTAATCAAAGGCTAAAGGCGTAAAGCTAGAAAACAAGCGGAATACAGGATTGGTCAATCGAGTTCGATTCTCTCATCCCCTGCTAGTTTTATTAGATGGTGATATGCCGAAAAGCCGCATAAATACTGAATGAAAGGAGCTTTTTGGATATCATCATTTTTCTTATAAAATCAAAAGGTAATCACAGAAGTAATCAAAGAATGTTTGTAAACGCCGTAGGGGCGTTATTTTTTTTACTTTAAAATGGCGGATAACTGTCTAATTTATGGCGGTTAATCCGTCTTTTTTTATGTCAAAATATAATCAGAAAGAGAGGTAGCGCGAATGTTTTCAGATGAAATTAGAGAAAAAATCTTAAGCAAAGAAGAATTACAGAAACTTGACTTAGTGACATTATCTCTCGTTATCCACGCAATTGAAGAAGTCTTGGAGGAGGTAAAAGATGATAAACAATCCTTATCAGACAACACCTATGATGAATAATAATTATATGCCTATGCAGAATCCATATGCGGATAGAATGAACTTTTTGCAAAATTATCAGCAGAGCTTACAACAACAGCCTATGCAGATGAATCAACAACCTATGCCACAGCAGATAGCAGGCATTAACGGAAGAATAGTACAGGCAGTTGAAAATATCAACGCTAACGAGGTCCCTATGGATGGCTCAATGGCATTTTTCCCGAAGCAGGATATGTCGGAGATATATGTTAAGGGTTGGAATGCCGACGGAACAATTAAGACAATTGTGTATAAGCCTTATACAGCCCCTAAAGATAATCAGACAGTAAATCCTATGGCTAATACAGAAAACGCTAAATTTACCCTATCAGACGAAAGCACAGAGCTGTTTATGAATAAGTTTGATGAACTATCAGAGAAGATAGGACAGTTGGAAGATAGGTTTGATAAATCTTTAGGAACGCAAAGAAAAACTTCGAGAACTCAAAGTAAAGGCGGTGATGAAGAATGAACCCAATTAACATTTTTCAGATGATGAAAGCTGGTCCGCAACAGTTCATACAGCAGATGATGGGAAATAATCAGATGATGAATAATCCCATAATGAAAAATACTATGCAGATGGCACAGCAGGGCAATACGCAAGGCATAGAGCAAATGGCTAGAAATTTATGTAAGGAAAAAGGGTTAAATGCAGATGATGTATTTAATCAGATAAAAAGCAGATTTAATAATTAATAGCATATTAGATGTCTTTGCAAATTACCTGGGTGACATCTTTATGAATATATTTTTAGGAGGTAACAATATGTTTTCAAACTCAAATTGTGCCAGCGTACCATTAGTTGCAAACATTGACGGCAACGGCAATAACGGCGGATGGGCTGACGGCGGATGGCTTTGGATAATCGTTGTATTTGCATTGCTCTTTGGATGGGGCAATGGCGGATTTGGCGGTTTTGGCGGCAACAATGGCGGTGGCTATGTTGCGACAGCAGCTACACAGGCTGATATTCAGAGAGGATTTGATAATTCAGCGGTTATCAGCAAGTTAGATGGCATTTCCAACGGACTTTGCGATGGATTCTACGCTATGAATAACAGTATGCTCACAGGCTTTAATGGTATTAACACAAATATCATGCAGACAGGCTACGGCATTCAGCAGGCTATTAACGCTGATACAGTCGCTAATATGCAGAATACAAATGCTTTACAGTCACAGCTTGCCAACTGTTGCTGTGAGACAAGAGAAGCTATTCAGGGTGTAAACTACAATATGGCAACTAACACCTGTGCTTTGCAAAACACAATGAACAATAATACAAGAGATATTATTGACAGCCAGCAGGCAGGAACAAGAGCTATCCTCGATTTCTTAACAAATGACAAGATAGCAACATTACAGGCAGAAAATAATGATTTACGCAGAGCTGCTTCACAGGATAGACAAAATGCACTTTTGACTACCACAATGGCAGCACAGACAAATCAGATAATCGACGCTGTAAGACCTACACCAGTACCATCATTCCCGGCAAGCAACCTTTACGGATATGCTTACGGATGTGGATGCAATACAGGTTGCGGATGCTAAACAACTGAATAATTAACAAGTATCTTAATCAATTTTAATCGGTTTAATTCTTGGTTTAACTCGGTTTAATTTAATTTAACTCGATTTAACTCAATTTAATTGAGTTAAGTATCGAGTTTAACTCGAAAGAAAACTCGAAAGATTATGTCTGCTAAGCAGTATTACTTAAATTTAAAGGGCAGACTTGTATAGTTTGCCCTTATTTTTTAGAAAGAGAGGTAAAGAAAATGGAAATTACAGGAATTTCATTACAAACAGTTGCCGCTGGCGAAGATGTGGCATTCACAGAAACACCAGTTTGCGGTAGTAAGTGTATCGTACACAGACAGGGTAGCGGAATTATCAAGTTGAGAGGTATTACAAATCAATGCAAGGCACGATTTTTAGTATCGTATAGTGGCAATATTCAGATACCTACAGGCGGCACAGTAGAAGCCATTTCGCTTGCTATCACAGTGGATGGAGAACCTTTACAATCTACAAAAATGATAGTTACTCCGGCAGCAGTCGAAAACTTATTTAATGTATCGGCACAAGCATATGTTGATGTACCTTGCGGATGTTGCAGTACAGTAGCGGTGCAGAATACATCTACACAGGCTATTGAGGTACAGAACAGCAACTTAATTGCTGTCCGTGAAGCGTAAGGGGGTGTAAGTATGCACATTGAAAGAATCCATAAAATGATTGAATGTCTTACAGAGAAAGCCCTATGCGAACTTGATAAGGGTATTGAGAATGTCAATACAGAGGAAATGGGTGAAGCAGTCGATATGATTAAGGACTTATGCGAAGCAGAATACAAGGCAGTTATCGTTAAGTCTATGAAGAAAGCTGATGAAGAGGAAGAAGAGTACAATAAGGAGCTGCTTAGAGCCTTAAAAGACGAATATGGCGAAGAGGGTGGCAGAAGATACTATGATGAATATCGCTATATGCGCACTGGCAGATATGCCCCTAAAGGCAAAGGCACCTATGTAGGCAGAAGAGGATACGAAGAACCGCCTTATTATCATATGTACCCGGATAGAGATATGGATAGAGAGTATGGCAGAATGTACTATACAGAGCCTACAAGTACACATACCGCTGAAAGTGGCTACGACAGGGCAAAGAGAATGTACACAGAAACTAAGGAAATGCACAAAGCTAATACGCCAGAGGATAAGGAGCATAAGATGAAGTCACTTGACAGCTACACTAAGGAACTTGCAAGCGACATTACAGGTATGGTTGCCGATATGTCAGCAGAAGAGAAAAATTTACTTAGAACAAAGTTAAGCACTCTTGTATCTAAGATTTGATTTTAAAGGCTATGAGTAGCAATATTCATAGCCTGTTTTATTTAAAAAGGGGGCATACAGATGATTTTTACAATCAATGGTACAATTTGGCACATACAATATAAAAATTCAAATTCAAGCGAATTAAGGCGGTCGGACAATGTTTCTGTGCTAGGTGTAACAGATAGAAATACGCACACAATTTATCTGTCAAATGCCTTGCGTGGATTTATGCAACGCAAAGTGCTTATACACGAAGTATGCCACGCAATCTGTATGTCTTATGATGTGTATTTACCGATTGAGCAGGAAGAAATTTTATGCGACTTTGTAGCAACTTACGGAGATGAAATATTTGATATTGTTGATATGGTTTTAGGAGCAGTTAGGAGAGTGGGATAATGAGTATTGATGAGTTATTGGAAATAATTCAAAGGACTAATCCGACTATGACTAAAGAATTATTGGTATATGAGCTTAGTCAATGTCAATATTCGGGTAAGGCGTTGATACATACAGAAGAATGTTGTCAAAAAATTTCGAGGTAACGCATTCAATGCGCCCCCAGGTATGGCGTTTTGTATTCGCAATTTCGATTTTGACAATTTCCAAAATCCGGTTCAGATTTCGTTCAAATCCTACTTAAAAAATTGAAAAAATTTTTTCAAAAATTTTAAATGTGAAAATTTCAATACCCCCGTCACTTTCAATTTTGAAATCCAAAAATCGGTTACACAGAATTTCAATTTTTGCTCCCGATTTCGTTCGGATTTGCCTTGAAAAATTGATGAAAAACTTTAGAACTTTAACAAGCTAAAGTGTACAGCTGATTCTTTGCGGTTGTAGGTGTGACTTACAATTTTGGGGCTGTGACTTTGCGATTTGCCCTGTGTGACGGTTTTTATTGCGTTGATGTAGATTTATAAGCCTACAAAGCAAAACAGTCTTAAAATGCTTTTAAATGCATTGTATAAAATGGATATAATACGCCTGTTGAGCTGCCGTCAGTTCTGGAGAATTTGACAGAGCGTGCGCCACAATTGGGTACACTTGTACACCTAAAAGGTGTAAAAGCCTTATATATAAGCATAGCATTATTGTATTAATTTTTCAAGGTACGCAAAGAAAAGCATATAAATATATATACTTAATGCTTGCGGCTGGAATCGAACCAGTCAAACCACAGCAAGCCAAAAAGGGCGCAGATTGTACGCCCAATTCTTTTAATCCTTAAGTAAAGTTTCACGCAAAAATACAAAACCTTTGAGCGTCCCCGAACCAATCGCCACATCATCAATACCACAGTCAAATTCGCATCCGTGCCGTTCTTGCAGGTCGTGCATTCTTTCAAAATTGTCATTTGTAAAAGCATTTTCAAAGTTATACATAACAATATCATTTGGATTGCATTTTTTTAACTCCTCAATTAATTCTTTAACTTTCATGTTTTATACCTCCATAAAGTGATTTTTTGGAGCGATTTTTTCGATGAACCACTCCGCAGACATTCCGTTTTTTAATTGTTCCATATTTTCAAAAATCCGTAAAGCTATTTCTTGCGCTTCTTTTTGCTCATAGCCTTTTTTCATAATCATTTTGCTTGCCTTTATAACATTGTTATATGTCTTTCTTTTCATTCCGTACACCTCCATATTTTTAAAATTTCCCCGGTTATCCGGGTAAAAGCAAGCCGGGGAATCGAACCCCGGAAGTGCCAACCTTGCTTAAATTCCTTTATCTTTGTTTATCTCTGCCGCTATTATTTGCTGCTCTAAAAAATATCTGAGTCCACCATCACCGAAACGTTTAATATAATAATCTGCAAGCTCCGAGGTTGTGAATCTATCGAGAACACAGCCGATATCGCTATATATGCCGCGGCAAGTGTTTTCCCTCATTTTAATAGCTTCGTCAATCGGATTTGTTGGCTCTTTTCGTTCAACAGCAAATTCTCTTGCTTCTGTTGTTTTTCGTTCTCTAACAATTCCATCTTGTAAGCTCTTACAAGATATTGCATAGCTCTTTCCTGTCTTGCTCGGCTGAATGCCTACAACCTCGCTTTTACTCCCGTAATTCCAAATAAGTATATCTCCAATCCTTAAATCTTTGGCGGCTACACCGTCAAATCTTTGGCTTATGCCTTGTAATTTAATTTTTGCCATAATATCAACCATCCTTTCATTGTGTGCTTGTCTCATCAGTGGCAAGGTTGCTGCCCTACACCAGACCGCCAAAAGCGGCGGTTTCGACTTAAACAATTTCTAAATATCCCAAAATTTCAACGCTTTGCGGAATGCAAAAGAACATCACACCAGATGGCTCATATTTCGGAACATATGAAGCATGATAACTTTTCCCATCATTGTCAATTGCTAAATATTCCCCGGCTATATGCTTCTTTGCGATTTCCTCAAAACTTATTAAATCCTCTGTATTTACCTTTCTTTCTGTAACTGCCATATCTGTTCCCTTTCTGGTCTGCCATCATCAGAGCCGGGAGACCATCCCGCGGCTGACGCTCCGGTGTGGAGCGTTTCGGCTAATATCTGCAAGGCTTTTCATAACGGATGACCGCTACCGTCTCGCCCGTGCCTGCAAGTGTTCCCCAGCCGTTCCACATAGGACCATTCAAGCCCAATAACTTAGGCTGGTTATATAGTTCTTCTCTCTGGCTTTCTGCAAGTCTGCCGTTATTATAGCCATAAACAAGGCTTTCAAACTCTGCCGCCGTCTTGATTTCCGTTGGCATATCGTAAACGCATTTTGCGCCGCTTTCTAATGTTCCTATAATCATAATTTTGTACCATTTCGCCGACTGTGTTATAATCGGCTTACCTTTCTTTTTTGATTGGTGGCGGTTCGTTCTTGGTAGGGGCGACCGCCTTTTTATTTGCAAGATTATAATATCACTTTAAAAAGAAATATGCAAGCGTTTTTATAACTTTTTTAAGAAATATTATTATTGACTTTTAAAACCTACTATATTATTATAAGAAATATAAGAAATAAATAAAACAATATAGAAAGGAGCTATCACAATGCTTAAATATCGCTTTAATGTCGGGGATGCTTTAGAGCGTGCCGGATTTAACACATACAAAGCCAAAACAAGCGGATTATTGAGCCAAGACACACTAAAAAAGATAAAGAACGAGGACACAAATATAAATGCTAAAAGCATAAATAATCTTTGCTTGATTCTGGATATGCAGCCGAAAGACCTCTTTGTATATGAAGAAACAGAGGAAGAAAGAGAACTAAAAAAGAAATTATAAAATATTTTAAAATATCACTTGCAAAAGTGACAAAGAAATGCTATTATAATTATACAAATTAAAAGAAAGGACAGCCGAAAGGCTGGAAGGTGGAAAAGATGAGATTATTTTTAGTAATCAAAAAAGACGAACAGAAAAAAGAGTATATAAGTGCAGTCATTAATTCCAGAACATTCCCAAGCACATATGCAGCGGATAACAGAGGCGTGCGAATCGTGGAATTACCAGAGATTAAAGAGGACGAAGATATTTTGAATTGTCATATATGTTTATAAGAAAGGTTAAAAGGTGGGCGATATGAGAGAATGCAATATTAGATTTGACAAAAATGGAAAAGTAAAAAGCGAGGATATCAAGAATTTAGAAAAATTTTTTAGCGAGGAGAACTTAGAAAAGTTTGAATCTGACGAAGTCTTTGCAGTAGAAGCGACGGAGCATATAGGAAACGGCGAATATAAAGCCGTGGGTTACGATTTTTATATTGGCAGCGACACACAAGCCAGAATGGGTTCAGATTGGAGGTTTGGGCATATTGCTTTCTGCAATTACTGGCGTCTTGTTAAAAATGACAAGATTGTAGATTTCGAAAAGGCTCTTGAAAGAGCTAAAAAAATTGTCTTGACAAATAATTAGTAATTGTATATTATATTTTTGTCGGATGATAAACAATAACATTTGATGTATTGAAACATGTTTTCTGACGTGTTCAATGATTAACCGTAACGCAGGGCGTATATTAAAGAGGGCTTCGGCTCTCTTTTTTATTTGACTTATATATATATTTATGCTATATTATTCTAATAATTAAATAACAGTTATACACCCGATAATTATATAATAGTTATTGGGTAATTTTTATGTTATTAGTATATATTATAATAAGCTGGATAAGCTCCGGCGGAAAGGGGAACGAATGGAGAAAGTACAGGAAACAGCAGACACACCCGAAGTATTTCAGAATGACATAGAGCTGTATTTATCGCAGTTCTGCGAAGAACACAACATCGAAGATATGACCAAAGAGCCACAGAGCCGCTGGAACGCCGCTTTAATGTATATAAATAAATATGTTTTCAGTGATAAAAGTATATTAAAATTAAATAAAAATATTAATAAAAATAATACTAATTGCATAATGAATAGTAATTTTTATATGTATGATTTAGATAAATTAGAGTATATATTATATATATATTATTATTTATGTTCTGTATATGATAAAGAGTGTAGTATAATGGGATATAGTTTATTAACTGGTATTAATTACGATACATTAATGGACTGGGGAGCAGATGAAAGGAAACTAAGTACAAAAGGCTTCGACATCGTGCAAAAACTACGCATTTTTCGCGAGGAAAGCCTATCAAACAAGCTCGCAACCGGTAACAAAAACCCTGTCGGAATCCTCGCAATACTTAACAGACATTATGCTTGGAATCTTCCCGGAGTTAGCAGAGAAAGCACCACAAAGGTTATTAAAACAGCGTCAGACCTTCCGCAGCTCGGCACATCCGGAAACGCTCAAGGCTCTAATGTTCGTCATCTTGCACAACAAGAAAACATTGTGCAAGATGTACAAGAAATCCCACAAAGCTAGTAAACAAGCGGATTGCAGCAGTTTACCTTGCGATGATGTTATTTCGCTAAAGTTGAGTTTAGCGAAGTGATAAAATAGAACATTTGAGCGACAAAAACACGATAAAGCCAGTAAACAAGCGGATTGACAGCAATTGCATGATAATTATTCATTGCGCAATGGCTCCGCTCTGGCTGATTTCATTGTGTAAAATGTATAACGCATGGCGTGGGGGTTATTAGTTTTCAGATTTTCGCCCCAACTAAGTCGCTCAAATATTCTCAAAAATAAAAAGGCTTATTATATATATTTATATATACATAACCAACCAATAATAATTTATTAAACTATATACAATAACCATTATATTTATTAATATATAGCTTTGATAATAACTCACATAATATAATCAATAAATCTACTGTACAAATTCTATAGATAGGTGTATAATAGATACATCTTAATTATTCATAAGATATTCAATAAGCACATCAGAAAACGGCTAATTCAGCCGAGTAAATTCCAAAAAATTTTAAAAAATTAAAAGAGTTAGGAGTTAGAAATGCAGGGAGCAGAGTATCAGGCTTTAGCCATGCGTACTAACGATAAAAAGTCTACAGATAGGCTTGAGAAAAAGATTGATGATTTAAAGATAGGCAATCGTGGTGAAGATGTGCCAAGAATTGAGCTAGGTGGTGTTATCAATGCGGCATTAGGCTTATCTGGCGAAGTCGGAGAGCTTAATGATATGCTTAAGAAATGGGTTTTTCACGAAAAGCAGTTAGATGCCGAGCATTTAAAGCGTGAAATCAGTGATGTATGTTGGTACTTAGCTTTAATGTGCGATTCATTTGAGTTTAACCTTGATGAAATCATGCAGATTAACATTGACAAACTGAAAGCAAGATATCCAGAAGGATTTGATACTTACAGAGCTAATCATAGACAGGCAGGTGATATTTAATGAGTTCGACAAATATGTGCCTTAATTGTGAAAATAAGTTGAAACAGTTTAATGAGCAGCCATGCAATGATTGCATTGTAAGCGGTGGGGAAAATAACAATTTTACACCTCTCAAAGATGTTGCTCCTAGCGTCAATGAAAAGCCGGTAAATGACAATGTTAATCATCCGAGCCATTACGCAATAGGTAAATATGAGTGCATAGATGTTATGCTTGAGATATTTGGCGTTGAAGCTGTTAAAACATTCTGTTTGCTCAATGCTTTTAAGTACAATTACCGAAGCGGCAGAAAAAACGGCTTAGAGGACATTCAAAAAGCTAAGTGGTACATTGACAAGTACATAGAATTATCAAAATAATATTTAATGCCGTGTCTGACCAATGCGTATAAATGGCTACAAAGAATAGTACACTGCGGCAGTGATGAATATATGTCAGAGAATAAATCACAATTTTGCCCTTTCGCCAAGCGGTAAGGCACAGGATTTTGATTCCTGCATTCGTTGGTTCGAGTCCAACAAGGGCAGTTCAGCTTACTTTTTATTGACAGTCTATCTTTGCAACCAAGATGGACCTCCTTTCAATATTTACCTCTTTGGATTTGTTCAATTAAGGGTAGTGCAAGACTATCCGAGAGGTTTTGCCTCGCACAGAGGCGTGAAATTCAACTTGTCAAGGATTTTTTTAATACCCCCGACTATTTATTACAAAATTCTTGGTAGCCGTTACAGGCGGCATATGCCGTGTGTCCGGTTGGTCGAGGAAGCAGTCTTGAAAACCGTCTGGGTGTAAAAGCCTCCGGGGTTCGATTCCCTGACACGGCGTTCTCGCATGTAAACAGAAAAGAGAAATAAGTTGTTGGTTATCTAATTTCTCTAAAACCATCTACATGCGAGTTGATGTGTATGCAAGTGGTAAGCAGTACCCAGAGGGTATATTTTGCTCGAGAAAAATTCGTGTGGTTCAAATCCACACCACATCAAGCGGTCGAGTAGCTCTCGAATAAGCAGGCGTTACAGTAGTCCCTGCTGAAATAATTAAAATGCTTGCGTTGGTTGATTTGCGAACAGGATGGCAGATAGTGTAATGAAGTGCCATAAATACTTTCCAACACAAGAAACTGTACAACGGATAGTAGTTCAGTTGGGAGTAACGCTTGATTTATTCAAGTAGTCATAGGTTCAAGTCCTATCTATCCGATTACAACAAACTAGGTTAGCTACCGAAAAGCACTTCCGCTGTGCCTGTTTGTTGTTTTTATCAATCAAGCGGAGTATGTATCACAGGCATACATAAATAATATCAAGCGGAGGTATTTAATTATGGCAACAATTAGAGTGCATAAAACAAAAAATTACACAGTTATGAGTAATACTCATTTAAGGGATAAGAATTTAAGTCTGAAAGCAAAAGGGCTATTGTCTGTAATGCTTTCATTGCCCGATAATTGGGATTATTCAATAGCTGGGTTAGTTGCAATAAGCAAAGAGAATGAAACAGCCGTTAAGTCGGCTTTAAATGAATTAAAAGATAATAATTATGTTGCAGTTACCAAGGAAAATCCAACAAAAAGCAATGGCGGAAGAATAAAGTACACCTATGAGGTTTACGAAGAACCATATAAACAGAAAATAGAAAAACAAGATACAGAAAATCTAGGGGTTGAATGTCAACAGGTAGAAAACCACAGACAATTAAATACTGATGAATTAAGTACTGATGAATTAAATACTAATAAACAAAATACTGAAAGATTAAATACTAATAAGGACAATACATCAATTAACATTGATGGAGAGGTACATACATCGTTTTCAGAGAAACCGACGGCAAGAGCTGTCACAAGAGATGAAATGTTGCTTAAAGAAAAAGATATGGTTGATAGGTTCAATAACATCTGTGACAACAACATAGATAATTCAGCTATATGTGATTGCGTTAAGGATGGATTTAAGATGTATATGCAGTTATATGAAATCTATTTCCACAAAGTACACCCAATACTTACAGATAAGACATTAAAGAGCGTATGTTCAGTCCTATCAACTATCACAGATACAGAACACGGACATTTCGACGCTGACGCTATATACGAAACAGACGATAAGGGTATTACAGTTTTACAGAGAATGATTAACGACCATTTCATCAGAAAACATAGAGAAAGCACCAACTACTCAATAACACATTTTGCCAATGCTGAATATCTTGGCAAGCTGGCAAATAGATTTATAGAGATGTAAAGGAACAATGTTTATGAAAATAATATTAGGCATAGTGTTACTGATATGTGTTTATTACAACATCAAATACATTGAAAGAGAAGATATATCTATTGCAACAGCTGTTAAAGAGGGAATGTCAATAATAATATATTTACTGACAGCTATATTGGCAATTATGATACAGAAAATGATGTAAAACAGACAAGGAGTGATTATTATGGCTATGGGAGTACACCCACTAAACAAAGATAAATTCTATGAAGCAATGAATCTTTATGTATCGGGGCAGGTTTCGCAAGAAAAAGCGGCAAAGGTAGCAGGCTGTAGCAAACCAACATTTCTTAAATACGCTAACAAGATATATGGCGGCGAAGAATTGCCAGATAATTTATGGGGGAAGAATGATGATTAAGAAAATTATTAACTGTTGGATAAGACACAAGACAAAGAATCTAACAGAAATACCGCTTTTCACAATGACATTTAATTACCGCAAGTATAAGGCACAGGGAAAGAAAGATAGTTGCATGCTTTATAGCCACCCAGACATTGCCAATGATGAATTTGTAAAGGACAAATTACAGGAAGTTGTTGACTATATCAGAGATAACTATGATTTGGATATTTTTACGAGGATTTGAGGCGTGATATGTGTAAATTTTGCGAGGAAAAATTTCCCGTCATAACACATTATGGCAAATTTAAGATTGATAAGTTGTCGAATAAACCTGTAATTACATGCGACTTGAATAAATGTCCGTCCTTTGCGGTGTGTTGCAGTAAAGATATGAATGTTGAAATGGCAATGAAAATAGCTTATTGCCCTATCTGCGGTAGAAAGTTGGTGGAAGAATGAAACATCAAAAAGAATGGCACACTTGCGACAGGTGTGGTGTGGAAATAGAAAAGCCTAAAATATGGTATGACCGAATATTCCCTTATCGAAGAACCGTAAATTTAAAAAGAGCTACATCTTTCAAGGAAATATTTACGGAAATTAAACAAGGGAAAATAGAGCCGGTCGTAAGTGGAAATGGCATAGAAAATATTGTATTAGAAGAATACTATTGTACAAAGACAAAGCAAATTGACTTATGCCCTAAGTGCAGGAAAGATTTTGAGAGGTTTATGAGGAATGAATGATTGTTCAAAATGCAAATTCAGCGAAGAAGATTATATTTTCGATGAAGAAATAGGAGAAGAATACCCCATTTATACTTGTAGCAAGGGCAATGACACAGACTTAGACTATGAGTGTAAGGATTTTAAGGAATATAAGCCAGAGAAATATAAAGAAAAAGATACAAAGTGCGATAAATGTGAGCACCTTGAGATTTGCCTCGATAAGGGCAATGTTATTGATTGTAGGACAGTTTGCGATACAAGAAGTCATTATATAGCTGGCAGAATGGGGGTGTGTTAAAAATGAATGATTGCAACTTAACCACCTGCCGATACAACAAAGACAATAAATGCACAAATAATGAAAAGAGAACGGAATGTGTTGAGGTATCTGGAAAAGTAATGGGTATTGATGTTTCTGTTGATGCAGTTAATGAGTACGCAAAATCAATCTTAGGAAGATACCCGGAAAATAATTATGAGTTTTCAAGAGCTTTAGCAATGAAAATCTTAGAGGAAACAAAGGCATTAGTGAATAGCGTGAGAAAGGAATGAGGTTATGAAAATAACTGAAATGAATAACTGCATTGAAAAAATGCGAAAATGTTACAACTTTGATGACGATAAGACGGAAATAATACTTGGAGATATGACAAGCAAATCTGCAAGATGTGTAAATGTATACACAAAGGACGAAAACGGAACACAGATTGAAATGACAAGATATGCAGATGAATTAGTGGAGAAAGTATATGAAAAAATCAAGAAGTAAAATCATAATCAAAACTAGAAAAGGCGGTTATACAAAAATATACGCTAATGGTAAATGGCAGAAAAAAGTTACAGACATTGATTTTCATGCAGACTGTAATAGAAAAGGTGTGCCGTACATAAATGTCAACTGCCAATTTGAAAAGTATGTATGTGATAAGAACGGAGTGCCAATCGTATCTAACGGTAATATGGTAAAAGAACGCTATATTGCTAAAATTTAATATATGAAAGGAAAAGCAGAATGAAAAAATTATTTGTAAGTGTGCCAATGAAAGGTAGAACAGAGGAAGAAATTAAAGCAAGTATTCAGAAAATGAAAAAGATTGCTGAAATATACGAGGGTGAGGAATTAGAGCTTATCGACAGCTACATTGAGGATAACCCACCTAAAGACAGCAAAGAAGCTGTATGGTATTTAGGAGAAAGCCTTAAGAAGCTGGCACAGGCTGATGTGTTCATCGGAATTGAAGGCAGTTGGTGTTGGAATGGATGTCACATTGAAAGAATAACCGCTGAAAAATATGGCATAAAAACATATGCGTGCCCAGCAGAAGATGTAATTGATTGTTATTCTTTATTACTGGAGAAAAAAGGGATATATGCATGCACAACTAAAAGAAATGTTTATCCTAACATTTAAAGATGATTGCTGAAATAATAAATATTACCGCCATATAAGTCATTTATGGCGCTACCCTAAAACAATTATAAGCAGAGGTCTATAAGCACCTTTGCTGAAAAGTGGAGGTGCTTTTCTTTATGGCTAGTCAGAGCCTTATTTCCACAGTTAATGGATATGAAAATTACATAAAGAGAAATGGAATTGATGAACAGGTAATTGATGCCTATGTAGACGCTTGTAGCGTAGCTATAAACGGCGAGAAAGATATTAAGTATGGGCTACAACTTACAGAAAGGACAAAAGACATCATAGAGCGTTTCTGCAAGGATAAGACAGGCGGTACAATTTGGGATTTAGAAAAGTATGCGTTTGCAAATAAAACGGAATATGAGCTGATTAATTGGTTTTACGATATTTTACTGATTGAAGCGCAAAACAAGGTTGTTGACAGTTTTTTTAGATACATAGAAAAGAAGCGTGAACCTAAAGAAAGGTTCTATATGCCAAGAAGAAAACAGTTTATCAAAATAGGCTTAATAGAAGCATTACAAGGCATGATTGATGATAAATATGATATTTTATGCATTTCTCTCCCACCCGGAACAGGAAAAACCACAATCGAAAAGTTTTTCCATTCTGCCGTTATAGGTTGGTACTCAAACGGATATAACCTTTTTTATTCACACAGCGGAGACATTACACGAATGTATTATGATGGAGTATACGATATTGTCACAAACGCTGACGAGTATACATGGGGAGAAGTGTTCCCTGGACTTGAAGTAACAAGTACAAATGCAAAACTTGAACAGTTTAACGTAGGAAAATATAAGCCGTTTCAATCTGTACAATGTACATCCGTCGGCAGTAAAAATGCTGGTAAAGTCAGAGCTAATAAATTTCTGCTAGTTGATGATATGATAGGCGGCATTGAAGAAGCACTAAACCCAACCTATCTTGATAAATTGTGGGATAAATATGCAGTAGATGCACGACAAAGAAAGATACCGGACGAGGATGGAAACCCATGTAAAGAAATACATATTGCTACAAGGTGGAGCGTTAGAGACGTAATAGGACGTATTATACAAGCTTATGAGGGAAACAAGCGAGTTAAAGTAATATCCGTGCCTGATGTAGACCCAGTAACAGGAGAAAGTAATTTTGACTTTGAATTTGGTGGCTATACAGTAAAGGATTTTGAAGATATTCAGCTACTTATGGATGAAATCTCATATCGCTGCCTGTATAAACAAGACCCTATAGAACGTGAGGGCTTATTATTCCCAGACGATAAAATCCGAAGATACCTCAATTTGCCACACGGAGAGCCAGAAATTATCACAGCTCAATGCGACACAAAAGGAAAAGGTACAGATTATTTTGTACTGCCTGTATTGCAAAAATACGGAGAAGATTATTACTGCGTTGATTGTGTGTGCGACAACACAGCAGATTATGAAGAACAATACAGAAATGCTGCAGGTGTACTTGTAAATAACAAAGTGCAAGAGTGCGAATTTGAGCGTAATGCCGGTGGCGACAGGGTTGCAATGGAGGTTAATAAGCGCGTTGAGAGCGTTGGATGGATATGTAATATCACAGATACGCCTACAGAAACAAATAAGGAAGCAAGGATATTCCAATGTTCAAACTGGATATTGCAACACATTATTTTTAAAGACTCATCACTTTATAAGCCTAACGAGCCATACGGAGTAATGATGTCGCTATTAAAGCAGTATTCAGTATCTGGCAAGAAACAATTAGATGATGTTCCAGATGTTTTCTCAAACTTTGCGTTAAGAATGACAAAAGGAAATAGGATAAAGCAGACAGTAATAATGTCAAGTCCAATATAGGGGGTTAATCTATTATGACAACCAAGGATTATCTTAATCAAATCAGCAGACTTAATCGGATGATAAATAATAAACTAACAGAGATAGCACAGCTTAAAGAACTTTCTTGCAGTATATCGGCTATTGGAAACGAAGAAAAGGTAATATCATCATCAGACCCAGATAAAATAGGCACTACATACGCCAAAATTGACGAAATGGAGCGCAATCTTGATAAGATGATAGATGAATACATTGAAAAGAAAAACTTGATTATAGGGCAAATAGACAGTATAGAAAATGAAGATTGCTATAATATTTTGTTTTCAAGATATATTGAAAAGAAAACTTTTGAAGTTATTGCTACAGAAATGAAATATTCATGGAGACAAATCATCAGACTTCACGGAAAGGCTCTTAAAGCATTTGAAGAAAAATATGGTAATACATATTTAAAGATGTCATAGAATGTCATATTGCACTAATGATATACTGTATCTGTAAGAAATTACAAAACTGTTTTTCATAAACAAAACATTCCTTATCAAGAAGCACCGTTACTTAATTGTGGCGGTGCTTTTGCTATGCAAAGAGGTAAAATATGAAATTTTATGCAAATAAAGATAAGTCGATTATGTGCCCGAACTGCCGCAAGTTTTTAACTAAGGCAAACAGCAAAGACCCACGAACACATAAATTAGCGTGTAAGCATTGCCACAAATGGATATGGTATGTGCCTAACGATGATGATAATTTTCAAATTAAAGAAATACCGGATAGCAGAAGTTCAAGCGGTATGACATTTTATTAGAGGTGTAGACAATGCAGACAGGAAGAATTGCTATTTATACAGGTGCAAAAGAAATAACACCTGACAATATAATACCAATTTTGCGTGAAGCAATTTTGGAGCATGATATTAATTCCAACAGAATACAGTTTCTTCTTGATTATGATGCAGGAATACAACCAATAGTTAGGAAGAATCCAAAGACTTACAGACCGGACATTGACTGTGAGTGCTGCGACAATGTGGCTAACGAAGTCACAGAGTTTAATTTAGGTTTTAAGTGGGGAAATCCTATAACGCTAGTTCAAAATAGCGACAATGAGGATTCTAACCTCACAGAAGCTATAGCGGAATTAAACAGTTGCTACGAATCACAAAACGCAAGGCAGAAGCAGCAGGAACTTGCAAGATATGTTGAAATCGGCGGCGTTGGATATGTCCTTATTGATGTAAATACAGAATATGAAGATGGGGAAAGCTATTTTACATATGATGTATTAGATCCAAGAACAACATTTGTTGTAAGGTCAACAGCTTATAGCGATAAGAGGGTTATTCTTGCAGGTACTTATATCAAAGACAAACACAGCGGTACAAGATATTACACTTGTTTTACAAAAGATATTCGCTATGAAGTTACGGATGGAATAAAAATTACTAACGGACCAGAAAAAGGAAAAACAAAATGGGGATTTTTAGAGAGAAGTGGAGAAGAGAATCCATTACATAAAATTCCTATTATTGAATATACAAGGTCATTTGATAGAATGGGCTGTTTTGAACGGCAAATATCTGAAATGGATAACTTAAACCTACTTATTTCAGATTTTACAAATGATGTTGAACAGAATACGCAGGCGGTATGGCATACGAACGATGTTGATTTCCCAGTTGAACAGGAAACAACAGTTGATAAAGATGGAACACCGCACATCACTAAAAAAGTAAGGAAACCAAAATCCGGAGAATGGATGCAGACCTATACATCAGCAGATGGCAAAACTCCAATAGTTGAGCCACTTGCAATCAATTATGATTACACAGGTATGCTTAACAATATCCAATCAAGGCGACAGATAATCTTGCAGAAATGTAATGTGCCACAACGAAATGATAATAGCGGTGGCAGTACAGGAGTTGCAATGTCAGATGCAACAGGTTGGTCACAGGCTGAAACAGCGGCGGCAAAACAGCAATTAATTACTGATGGCTGCAAAATGGAAGAGATAAAAGTTGTTCTTGCAGCTATCAAACTGTCAAACAATGTTGCCAGCAGTAACCCATTACTTAAATTAAGGTCAAGAGATGTAAAACCTAACATTAAGCGACAAAAAACTTATGAAATGTCAACCAAGGTTAATGCCATGGCAACATTGATAAGCCACGGATTTAGCCTTAAAGATACAGTTGATGCAATTCCATTCTTTGATGACCCTAACGATGTTGTAGCAAGAAGTGGAGAGATGGTTAAGGCATATCAAGACAGTATAATCAACAAAGACACACAGAACCAAGCGGAGGGCGGAGATGGCGAACAATCACCTAACAAAGACCGCACAATGCAAGACTTATCAGACCAGACAGAAAATAGTCCAGTTATAGATAAGAGCAGAACAGATAAATAATTGATATTGAGCCACAGGGTAGAAAATGCCTTGTGGCTTTTTATATGCCCTAGAGAAAGGGCAATACAAATATCGCAAGAAGTTGAGAGAACAACAAAAAACGCAGAAAGCAGAGGTAAAGAAATTATGGCAGATGTAACTAACACAACAACAGAACCAACAACTAATAATGAGCCACAGAACGAAGAACAGACACCTAGTGTAGAAGAACTTATGGCACAGCTTGCTAGTGAAAGAGCTGAAAAAGAGAAGTATAAGAACGCTTCTGATAAAGCCAGTTCAGAAGCAGCTAAGTACAAGAAAGAACTTCGCTCAAAGCAGACAGCAGAAGAACAGGAAGCAGAAGCAAAGGCAGAAGCTGAAAAGTTGCAGGCTGAAAAGTTCGAGAATATGAGCAAAGAGCTTAATCATATGAAAGCTGTCAACGCTTATCAGAAAGTTATAGGCGATGGAAATGATATTGATTCTTTGATTGAGGCGGTTGCAGATGCAGACCATAGCCTTATAGCAACTGTAATTGCCAATGAAGTGCAAAGACAGGTTAAAGAAGCTAAGGCAGAGTGGCTTAAATCGAGACCGGCTATTAATGCAGGCGGTGGAGAAGAAAGCACGATAACACAGGAACAGTTCAACAAGATGAATTACCACGAAAGAGTGGAGTTCAAAAATAAGAATCCAGAACTTTATAAGAAGTTCACAGAGTAGAAAACGGAGGTAAACAAACTATGCCACAGACTAAGTTAGCAAATTTAGTAGATCCACAGGTAATGGCTGATATGGTATCAGCTAAGTTGCCAAAGAAGATTAAGTTCTCACCTATCGCAAGAGTTGATACAACACTTGTAGGCAGACCGGGAAGCACAATTGTTGTGCCAAAGTATGCTTATATTGGTGACGCAGAAGATGTAGCAGAAGGTGTTGCTATGGGTACAACAGTACTTACAACATCTACAACAGAAGCAAAGGTTAAGAAAGCAGGTAAGGCTGTAGAGCTTACAGATGAATCAGTATTATCTGGTTATGGCGACCCACTTGGTACAGCTATTAATCAGATTGCTATGTCAATCGCTGCAAAGGTTGATAATGACAGCTATGACGCACTTTGCACAGCACCTATTGATTACGATGGAACAGCAGCACCTATCAGCTATTCAGCAGTTGTAGCAGCTAATAGCAAATTTGATGATGAATCAGATTCATCACTTACAAAGATATTATTCATTAATCCGGCGCAGGAAGCCACATTGCTTAATGATGATGATTTCAAGAGCAATGACAAGTACCCACTTAATGTAATTATGAATGGCACTATCGGTTCTATTGCAGGAGCACAGGTTGTTAAGTCTAAGAAAGTTAAGCTGATTAAGTATGAGCTTGATGATGCAACAGGAACAATCAATGTTGTAGCTGACGCGACAAGCGAGGATTCAACTAATGTTCATCTTGACACAGCACTTGCACATACGCTTAAGCCAAAGGACAAAGAAATTAAGGTAGGTAGCAAGTTAAAGGCTGTTACAACAGAGTTCTACGCTTGCCCTATTGTTATCGTGTCAGCAGATGACCCTAACGAAGACGCAGGTGCAGATGGCGTGTCAGAGGAAGAGAACGCACTTACAATCTATATGAAGAGAAGCGTTGAGATTGAATCTGACAGAGACATTCTTGCAAAGACAACTGTTATCTCTGGCGATGAACACTATACAGCTGTTCTTAGCAATGATTCTAAGGTTGTTCTTGCTAAGTTTGGAAAGTAAGAGGTGTTTATATGTTATTAAGACGACATAAAATCAACGCCGCAAAGCAGAGCGAAGAAGTAACAGCAGATAATGCAAGACAGGAAGCTGTTTATGGAGATGAGCTTAAGTATGAGGAAGAGCAGGACAAGTTCCCTGCTCAACCTACAAGCGATTACACAAAAACAGCTATTAAGCGTATGCCAACAGCGGACTTGCAGACACTTGCCTTAGAACAAGGTATTGAGAACGCAATGGAGCTTACAGGAGCAGAACTTAAAGAACTGTTAATTGAGAAATTAGGGTTATAGGAGCTGAAATTATGGAATACACCACATTAGAGCAAGTTAAAATCAGACTTAAACAATTTCATATTGATACAGTCACAAATGATGATGAAACAACATCTGATGTGGTAGTGTTCGATAGCAAAGAAGATAATCCGATAATCGAACAGCTGATTAAGCAGGCTACAGAAGATGTAAAGGCAAGAAGAAACTACCCCGACAGCTACACAGATGAAATGATAACCGATGATCTGAAGAAATTTGAAAGTGTTATCGTTAATCTTGCGGTCTATGACCATTCACAGGCAGGCGAAGCATTTATGTCAAGTTACAATGAGAATGGCGTAAACAGAACTTGGAGAGACAGAGATAGCTTATTTGTTGGGGTATTTCCATTTGCTAAAGTGTTATAGAAGATTGTGCGTTAGCATTTTGCTGATGTCGGCAATATGTTAGCAGACGGCACACATTAAGGGTGGTGGGCGGTGTGCCTATTAATTTAGAAAGGCGGTATATCAATGCCAATAGCAGTAATTATAAGCATAATTTCAGTTGCTTTTTCCGTCTTTTTCGGATTTTTCAGTTTATCATTCAACTCTAAGAATGATAAACGAAGTGACAGAGTAGAACTTGAAGAGCGTGTAAAAGAGAACACGCGAATAAATATGAAACTTGACGCAATATCCAACAATACAACGGAGATTAAGAACGAAGTCACAGAAATGCGGAAAGAACTTAATTCTCACGATAGTAGGATAGTTAAAGTTGAAGAAAGTGTTAAGTCAGCACATCACAGAATTGATGGCATAGAGACAAGACTTAATGATGACAAGGAGGTGTAGATAATGGATATTATTCAGACATTAATTGCAAATATGACACTTATATTAGCAATCATCGGAGCTATTGCTTTTCTTGTATCTGTAATTACACAGGTAATCAAGAATATAAGCATATTTAATAAAGTACCTACGGACATAATTGTGTTCATTTTATCTATCGGTATCACAGTTACGGCGTTTATCGCATATATGCAGTACATTCATATGACGATACTGTGGTATATGATACTTGCGGCTATTATGGCAGGCTTTATCGTTGCGTTTGTTGCAATGTTTGGCTGGGAGAAGTTATCCGATTTATGGAAGCGTTTCGGCAAGGATGTGAAGTAAATGCTTGACATTAATAAGCAGGCTATGAAGTATTCACTTCAAGGACAAACTGTTACTATCTACGAAAGAGATGATGATGGCAATATCCTTTATGAGGGATATACCGACACAGAAGGTAATTTTATTCCTTATCTTGATGACGAGGGAAATAAGATACCCAAAGTCCTTGAAGAGAAAACAGGTTTTTCAGAGCCTGTTGATTTTAAGGCTAACATATCGTTCAGCGGTGGAGAAGCGCAGAGTAAAGAATACGGCTTTGATACCGCTGATTTTGACGCTATTTTACTGACAGATAGGAATATGTTGCCTGTTCAAAAAGGCGACCTTATCTGGCTTGATAGCAAGCCTACATACACAGATGATAGCCTTGTTGATGAAACATCAGCGGACTTCACGATTGTAGGTACGAAACCAGCATTGTGCTCAACTAAGTATATGCTTAAAGCGGTTGTAAAGTAGGTGATTTATGGCTAAACATACAATTAATGTATCTTTATCGGAAAGCTCAATACAAGGGGCAATAAGACAGCTACAACAATATAAGCAAACATTACAGTATAAATGTGAATTGCTTGTTGAACGATTAGCAGAATTAGGTGACAAAGCGGCAATTATGAGTATCAACGAAAGTCCGCTAGGCAGAACAGTAACATTGAGAGTTGATAAAAAGCCTATTCAAGATGGCTGCCAAGCTATTTTGATTGCTACTGGCAAAACTATTGAGGTAGAAGATAGAGAGCCATTTTACACGCTTTTAGCAATTGAATTTGGCGCAGGTATTTACTACAACAGCGGTAATGAGAACCCTAAGGCTAATGATTTTAACTTGGGTGTAGGTACATATCCGGGGCAGATACATGCATTTGAAGATGGGTGGTATTACCTTGGAAATGATAATCAATGGCACTATACACACGGCGTTAAAGCCACAATGCCTATGTATAACGCCACAATGGAAATTGTTAATCAGTATAAGTGTATAGCGAAAGAGGTGTTTAGTTAATGGCAAATGCAAACGATTGGGCGATAGACCTTGAAAACACAGTTACAGCACTTGTCAAGACTAGAACCCTAACACAATTAAAGAAAGCGTACCCCAAGATAGTTATAACAAACGAGGGGGAAAACAGCGGTCAAGCAGTATTCCCAACAGTATACATACATCTGTTGCCATCGGTAGAGCAAGGACAAACGCTTGATGGACAAACAATCAATGCTTTGTTAGCAACATTCCAAGTAGATGTTACAACTAACACAAGCAAAGCTGATTGCCGCAAAGTTATGGCAACGATTACAGATGTATTTAAGACAATGAGATTTCAAGGCACACCAATGCCAGAATTCTCAATCAGTAACAAAGTACATAAGAGTACCGCTAGATTCAGACGAATGATAGCGACAAATGACAGATTAATGTAACAAAGAGCAGAAATGCTCTTATTTTTTTGCAAATTTTTAGGAGGTAAACAAGGCGATGGCAAGTACAAGTTATAAAGCTAGGGTTATCTACAAGGAGCATAGCGAAGATGGTTTTGCAGGCTCATACAAGCTAATGGTTGCGGCTAAGTCGATTTCAGCACCAGTATCAGCACCTAACACAGTTGAAAGTACAACATTTGAAGATGATTCACAGACATTCTTAATGGGTATAAAAACATCTGACGCTAAGACTTACACAGGAAACCTTGAAAAGGCTTATTTGCAGGACTTAATTAAAGCAGAGGGTAAGCAGTTAGATATTATTCAGTTATATGGTTCTGACGGATTAGGTGCGGTTGCTAAGTACGCATTTGTGGGGCAGGTAACAGCAACACCTAATGATGTTTCTGGTACTGATTCGGTGCTTGAAATGACAGTAACAGCAGTTCCTAACACTTCACCTATCGAATGCACAGACAAGCTTCAAGTTGTCGAGGGTGCTGGTGGCACATTCACAGTAACAAAGGTGGGGGAATAATAAGCCAATCGACTAAATCAAAGGCTGTGTCGATTGGTGGTACAAACGCCAAAACAGCCGACTACACATCATATCTTGATGATGTAACAGAATAATTATTTTAAAAGGTAGGTGCGGTGTAAAATCCGCACCTTTCCCTATATGGACGATAGGGTGGGGAAGGGTGAAAATTATGATGAATATTAATGTAAATGGAAAAGAATACAAAGTTGAGTTCTCTTTTGGCGCGGCAGAATGCAAAGAGATAGTGCAGAAGATGTTTAGCGTCGTAAATGGTTCTTACTTACTTGCACAGACAGATAAAAGCGTTGCACAGGCTTCTTTTGACGGTTTAGCAAATATGACAGCAGATGTGCCAGAGATTTGCATATTAGCCATTTATGCAGGTTGTATTGACAATAACCCTGTAACAATGGATGAAGCAAAGGAACTCACTAGAGCATATATTACAGAGAAGAGAAAGACAGATAAAAGTTACGGATATAGAACATTGTTTGAAGAAATAAAGAAAGCGATGGAAGATGATGGTTTTTTCGAGCTGAGCGGAATAACAGCGATGTTAGAGGAAATGGCGAACAATGTGGAAGAAGCGACACAGGAACAGAAGAAGCCGACAGTAGTTCCACAAGACCACAAGAAAAAGCAGACTTCCACAAAATAATCTGGGAAGAATACTTTGTTTTAGCCAGTTCACTAGGCGTTAGTTATTCGGACTTTTTAAAAATGACACCTACAAAATTATTACTATATGCAAAAGGCAAAAAAATTGATAGACAAAATCGAGACGCAGAAATGTATAACTGGTTTTTAGTTTATGCAATTCCAGCTATTTCTTGCGGAATAGGTGCAGCATTTAATAAAGATGTACACATTGAATATCCTAAACAAGCTATTTTATCAGAAAAAACAGAAGAAAGTGAAGAAGATACATATGATAAGGAGTTACAGCTGATGTTACTCAATGAGCAAAAATGGGCGGCACAGACTGAAAAGAAAGGACTACCGCCAACAATCCTATAAAAGGGGGGCTAAGGCGTGGAATTAGATTCATTAGAAGTCAAAATTACCGGTACTGCCACTAAAGCTATTAATTCTGTTGATAAACTGATAAATCAGCTTACAAGGTTGTCAACATCACTTGCAACTGTGAATGGTTCATCACTAAGTAGCCTTGCGAATGGTGTTAATCAGTTAGGTTCTGCTATGCAGAATATGAACGCAGGAACAGCAGATTTTACAAGACTTGCTAAGAACATCACAAAGATAGGTTCTGTTGATTCAGCCGCACTTGCTAACACAGCTACATCACTTGAAGCCGTTACGAAAGCGGTTGCAAGCATATCAGCCATACCACAGAACGCAACACAGGTTACAGAATTTGCAAAGTCACTTGGCAAGCTAGGCAGTAAAAGTATTGAAAATGCCACAGTGAATATCCCTAAACTGGGTAATGCACTGAATGGCTTAATGACCACATTATCAAGAGCACCTAATGTAAGTAGTAATGTTATTGCTATGACTAACGCATTAGCTAATCTTGCTAGTCAAGGTAGCAAGGTGGGTACTTCTTCAAACTCACTTCAAAAGTCGCTGTATGGAGTATCTACAAGCGCTAGGACAGCAACTAGAAGTAGTTGGAGCTTAGCAAGTGCAATAGGTAAGTTCTATGCAACTTATTTTATGGTAATTCGTGGCAGTAAGAAACTTATAGAAGCTATAAAATCAACAACAGATTACATTGAAGCGTTTAACTATCAAGCAGTTGCATTTGGTAAAATCGGTTCAGAATGGGATAAGGATTACGAAAAGTACGGATATGATAACGCTACGGCATACGCAGAAAGCTTTCAGAACAGGGTTAATGATACTCTTGGAAAGTTATCTGGATTGAAAGTTAATGTTCAAGGCGGTCTGCTTGAAGAAAGTGGAGCAAAAAACTTAGGACTTAACATACAAGAGATAACGCAGTACGCTTCACAGTTAGCTTCTGTGACTAATTCGTTAGGACAGACTGGTGAAGCGACAACAGCTATAACAAAGTCAATGACAATGCTTGCAGGCGATATAAGCTCGCTTTTCAATGTGGACTACTCAACAGTAGCACAGAACTTACAAAGTGGCTTAATCGGTCAATCAAGGGCATTGTATAAGTATGGTATTGATATTACTAACGCTACATTAGCGACATATGCTTACAACTTAGGGATATCAAAGTCTGTATCAGAAATGACACAGATGGAAAAACAGCAATTAAGAGTATTGGCTATACTAGACCAATCAAAAGTATCGTGGGGGGATTTAGCCAATACAATCAACTCGCCAAGTAACATGTTACGCCAGTTCAGCAACAATATGAAAGAAGTCGGAATGGTAGCAGGACAGCTATTTATCCCAATTCTTTCAAAGGTTATGCCGGTTGTAAACGGCGTTACTATTGCAATCAAGCGACTTCTAGTAAACCTTGCAAGCCTTATGGGTGTTAAGATTGACTTTGAGAGCTTCGGACAAAGCGGTTACAAAGATACTTCTGACGGACTGGAAGATATTTCAGACGGATACCAAAATGTAGCGGATTCAGCAAAGAAAGCTACGCTATCCCTTATGGGATTTGATGAAATAAATAAATTACAAGACGATACAAGCTCAAGCAAGGGTTCAAGCGGTGGCGGCGGTAGCAGTATTGATTTGACAGATGATATTACTAAAGCGGCGGCTGATTATGAAGCAGCATGGAATAAAGCATTTGCAAATATGGAAAATTCAGCAACCGAATGGGCGGACAAAATAGAGAAAGCCATAAAAAAGGGTGACTGGTACGGGATAGGTACTTACGCAGGTAAGCAAATAAACAAAGGGATAAATGCTGTTCCGTGGAAAAAAACAGGAGAAGCAATTACAACAGCCGTTTGTAAAACATTAGATTTTGCAGATGGCTTTATCAGTTCCGTAGATTGGGAGCAATTAGGTAAAGATATAATTAAATTTATTGAAGGAATAAATTTAGGTAAAATAGCAGTAAAAGTATCTGATTTAGCAATCGATTTAGCTTTATCTGCAATAAAGCTATTATGGGGTGCTTACCAAGAAATATATGACAAATGGGGAATTGCCGGTATCTTAGCTTCTTTAATTGTTCCTGGTGGGGTTGTTACTATTAAATTTATTACAGAATTTTCAGCAAGCATAGAAGACAGCAAGTATGTAAAAAAAGCTAAAGACGCTGTAGAAGATATTAAACTTGCTGTACAAGAAAAGTGGGATGAAATTACAGACTGGTGGAATAATACAGCTATTGTAAATTGGTGGAACAATGATATAACACCATGGTTTGAAAAAGAAACATGGGTTGACGCTGTTGACGGAATGAAATTAGGAATACAAGAAAAATGGGATTCAATCGTTGATTGGTGGAACAGCCTTGCAATTGTTTCTTGGTGGAACAATGATGTAACACCATGGTTTACTAAGGAAAAATGGGAAAACTTGGCTGACGGAATTAAAAAAGGCATTCAAGGGAAGTGGGATGATGTTGTGGATTGGTGGGATAGCAAACCAGCACTTCAACGCATTTCTGTGGCTATCGAAGATTTTAAAACTAAGATACAGAACGCTTGGAACAGCTTTAAGCAGTGGTGGAATGATTTAGGACTTGAATTTCCACACATTGATACACCACACTTTAAAATTGACGGAGAATTTAGTCTTGCACCGCCTAAAGTACCAAAAGTCAGTATTGATTGGTATGCAAACGGCGGATTCCCAGGTAAAGGGCAATTGTTTGTCGCAAACGAAGTCGGACCCGAAATGGTTGGTACTATGGACGGAAGAACAGCGGTAGCTAACCAACAGGAAATTACACAAGGTATTGCTAATGCAGTTTATCCAGCGGTTTACAATGCAGTTGTAGCAGCTATGTCAGAAGCTAACAACAATGTAAACATAACATTGCAAGGTGACGCAGATAAGCTATTTACAATGGTACAAGATAAAGCCAATAACTATACCAATATGACAGGACAAGCGGCTTTTCCATATTGATAAGATAAAAATATTGTGCTATTCTTTTGCTATATATAAAAAGCAAAGGGGTAACACAATATGACAGAAAAGAAAGCGAAGAAAAAAGACAGTAAGCTAAGCATAGCGGCGGCAGTAACAGCGCTATTTATATTCACAATCCCAATAGGATTTATATTAGCTGTTGTGGATTTAATTAAAAGTAAAGGCGACAAGTCACAAAGGCACTTAGGCTCTTACTTTGCAATTGTATCATTCGTGCTGTTTCTGATAGTTGCTTTTAGCAATGGAAGTAGCAACAGTAGTAACAATGCCAATGCTACGAAACAAGCTAGTACAACACAGCAAAATACAGACACAGCAAGATATAATGATACAACGCTTAAATATCTTAAGCATGATGTAATTACAGATAGCAATGGCAGAGAAGTTCTTGTTATTTATTTTGACTTTGCAAACAATTCAGAAGATAACACGGCTTTTGCATATAATTATGATGTTACATGTTTTCAAAACGGCAAAGAACTCGACTATCCGTTAGTTAGTTTTGACATTGACGAATACAATAATATTGCAAGAGAATTACAGACAGGTACAAATATTACAGTTGCAAGGATATATATACTAGAAGATAAAAGTAATGTTGATTTAGAAGTAACGCCATTGGGAGATGATAAAAAACTTATAAAATTAACATTAGAATTACAGTAGAGGAAATATGTATGTCAGTGAAAAAAGAACTAAACGAAATGCTAGAAGCAATAGGAGTGAAGAAGAAACAGCAACCAGAGCCTCAACAGCCATTAAATCCTAACTTTAAAGGAGTGTACAGAGCGACGGAAAACGGATTGATTGAAGTATATTGTCCAAGATGTAGTAGTTGGGATTGTTCTCACACGCAGATTACAACAACTGTACCGCAGAAATCCAAAACAAGATATACTGTTAATCTGAATCCTTTAAGACCGTTTACACTGGTTAATAAGAAAGAGAAGATTAAGCAACAGGGCGGAACTTATTCACAGCATAGGTTTGTGTGTAACAGATGTGGGCTGATTTTTTGGTAATATATGGTTTAAACGGAGCGTACCCACTTGTGGGTACGATTTGAGACAGATGTTTCGTGCCAAGCGGTTGGCACAATTGATTTGCAGAAAATGTCATACACACAAGTGCGCATGAATGTTTTGTAAGATTTCCCCAAGAAGCTGGGGAGTAAGTTTTCCACACAAATGTGAAAAGCGTTTTATATAACCGTTACAGAAAGTTGCAACGATTCCCCAGAAGTGGGGAAAATGAAATCAGTAGAGCCGAAATCTTGGCTATATTAAATACTTAAAGCAATTAAAAAGGCTGTCAGCCCGACAACTGACAGCCAAAAGTCACAATACCGCTTAAACAAGCAGCACAGATATTATATAACACTAATCGAATTAACGCAATAGAAATATTAAGGAATGTATCAGAAATGGTGCATTCCTTTTTTAATGCCTTGAAAGGGGTGGTTTGATTGATTGACGCAGTTGTGATAGAGGGGGTTAGATTCCCAGTAGCATATAACGGCTACACATACAGCAGGAACAAGATATGGTCTAAAAACACAGGAAGAAACGATTATGGAGAAATGGTTGGCACAATCGTGGATATCAAAGACAAAGTAGAGCTTCAATTACCGCCATTAACAGGTGAACAGGCACTATTGCTTGATAATGTAGTAAGCGACATAGATAACCCATTCCCAACAGCACAAGTCCTATTTTTAGGTGGTACACAAAAGGAAATGACAATATACACAGGAGATGTGACATATCCGTATCTCACAAGGGCAAAGAATGAGGACGGATTAATAGTCGGAGCAAAGATAAGTCTGATTCAGAAATAAAGGAGAGTTACACATGAAACTTAAAACAAGTGAGTTAATAGACAGATTCCAGAGCTTAAGCAACATATCACATGACAAGACCACAGGCAGAATTGCTATGGCTATTATGTGCAATATCAAGGCGTTAGAAGAATTATATAAGGCAACATTACAGACTATAGAAGATACTAAGGTTAAGTATGCAGATAAGGACGACAGTGGTAATCCAGTTATCAACGATAATCAGTATCAGGTTACATCAGAGAACTTAAAGAAGTTACAGGAAGAATTGCAGGAAATCAATGAGCAAGAGATTGAAGTGCCTGACATGACAATGCTTCCTATGGACGCATTCGATAAATGCGAAGAAATTACACCAGCTAAATTATACTCAATTGAGTTTATGATAAGCCATTAATTAATCAATAAAGGCGGTGTAGAATGAAGATATTAGACACAGCTATAACGGAAATTGTTAAGGGGAATAGCACAAGGTACTATTCTAAGTACATTGTCGATAAAAAAGAATATACCAACACACTTAACAATTTCAAGTTTCAAAACATAACAAATCCCAATAATGAAATTACGATAGGTAACACTTGCAGTAGCGGTGTTACCTTTTCTATTTATATGCCAACAGTAAGTCTTGAAAATAAAGAAATTACCATATTTGAGGGCGTTAAGGTCGGCACAGAAATTAAGTATATTAAGTTGGGAAAATTCACAGTTACTAAGCAGACAAGTGACGGAGAATACACAAGTTATGAAGCATACGACAGAATGTATAAGGCTGATATGCCTTACTTCTCGGATATGGCATTTCCTAGCACTGATAAAACTATTCTTAATGAGATATGCGGTAAGTTAGGTATATCTTTAGCAACAAATATAGCCACAGCACATACTATCAGTGACAAGCCGCAAGGATATACCTACAGAGAAATTATCGGTTATATGGCTATGTTGCAAGGCTGTAACGCGGTAATTAATTCTGATGGAAACCTTGAATTAAGGTGGTATAAGGATAGTGGATATGTACTTGACGGACATAAGTATTATCAGCAAGGCGTTACATTCACAACGAGTAAAGATTTTATCATACAGAAGCTGACTTGCAACAATACCAAAAGCGGTTCTACAGAACAAAGTCAGATTATTTCTGGTGACGGAGCGACAGGACTTAGTTTTGCCAATCCGTTTATGACGCAGGCAATTCTTGATGAAGTCTATAAAAAGATAGGTGGTTTTACATTTAGACCGCTTACAGTTAAGTTTGTCGGTGACTACCGACTAGAAGTTGGTGACATTATAACCGTCAACAAAGGTGGCGTTGATTACAAAGTGCCTATAATGCAGATTACGCACGAATGTGACGGCGGCTTAATGGATACTGTTACATCTATAGGTCAATCTGACACGGAGAATACAAGTGTCGCTTCTGGACCTATTACTAAGCAGATGGAGCGGTACTATGCCGACTTGATAACCGTTAATAAGGCACTAATTAATAAGCTAGATGTAGATACAGCCAAGATTACTTATGCAACAATAACTAATCTTAATGCAACTAACGCAACCATTAATAATCTTAAAACAAATAAACTAGATGCAACATATGCAGATATCATCAATGCTAATGTGGAAAGCCTTAAGGCGGCTAATGCAGAGATAATCAAACTTAAAGCTAATTCATTAACGGCGGATATAGCGGATTTAAAGTATGCACAAATTGATTTTGCAAATGTCAAAGGACAGGTTGTAACAACATCACTCATTAAAGATGGTGCAGTAACAAATGAAAAAGTGCAAAGTTTATCGGCAAATAAACTTACAGCAGGTACTATTGACGCAAGCAAGATTATAGTTACTAATCTTAATGCTGATAACATTACAGTAGGTACAATCAATGGCAAGCGTATCGGAACAGGTTCCTTATCTTTGGATAAGTTAGCCGAGGAAGTACCAACAAAAGAATATTTAGATAGAGTACAGGAAGATTTACAAGGGCAAATTGACGGAAATATTGAGACATTCACTAAGACAGAAATACCTACGCTTAATAATGAGCCGGCTATTAACTGGAAAGATAACGCAACGAAAAATAAGCATATAGGCGATATCTGTTATGTGGTTAATCCGGCTTCAAGTGCAGATGGATATTCATACAGATTTGCTGATACAGGTACATTAGAAACACCTAACTATGAATGGGTACTGATTAAGGATAGTGATGTTACTAAGGCGCTACAGGATATTATTAACATCAATGGTGAGATTACTGGAATTAAGAAGTTTAATGTTGGAATAAGCTCATGGAAAACTGATACAGACAGTGAATTATCAAGCCTTAAGACACGAACAACTACTCTTGAAACTGATATAGGTAACAAGGTTGATACTACGACATTTAATGAGGTTAAACAGACTGTTGATGAAAATAGTTCTACTATAACCAAAATGTCCGAAACCCTTAGTAAAAAGGCTGATAGCAGCACTGTTACAGCTTTAAGTAATACTGTTAATAGCATTAAACAGACCGCAGACAGTAACACATCAAGCATATCAAGTCTTACAACTGTAGTTGAGAAAAAGGCTAACCAAGATGAAGTTACAAACATATCTAATAAGCTGACAACTGTTGAACAGAACTTAAATGGATTGACGGTTGATGTTACAAACCAATATCAATACATTGATAATCAGCTTAATGGCAATCATAAGATATATGAGATTACACATGAACCTACTAGGGATAATTACCCTGCTAATGAATGGAGCATACAGATATATCCGTCAGACGATATATACCCAAGCGACAATACCACATGGCAATATACAGAAGATGAGTATGAGAAGTATGTTGGAACAATTGCATATTGGGAGAATCAGCAGAAAGCATGGAGATTTATTCGGAAATCTGACGGAACACATGATTGGGTTGAAATCAGTGCGACAGAAACAACCTATCTTCTTAACCAGAACGCTTCTTTAAGAATTGATGTGAACAACATAAGTACAAGTCTATCTTCTCTTACAACTAATATTCAGAACAATTATAGCACTACAACGCAGATGAATAATGCTATTACACAAGCAATAACTAAGGAAAGTAATAGCATCAAACTAGAGGTGTCAGGAACTTACACAACTAAGGATAGCGTAGCTAATACGCTTAAGAGCTACGCAACCACAGCTAGCCTTGCAGCTTATATAAAGAAAGACCCAACGACAGGGGAACTTAAATCTGCAATTGAAGCTATTGCAGATGATATAACACTTAATGCAAGTGGAACAATTAATATTAGTGGTAATAAGTCTGTTAATATCAATGGTAATCTGTTCACGCTTACATCTACTAATACTACTATTTCAGCAGATGGTTCGATAGACTGTAAGAAGCTAAAAGCTGTTAATGCTGATTTAGAAGGCACATTTAAAAATGTAAATGTAACTGACGGAGGTATTACAATGACCACTACTATTATTGGCGGTGAATACCGTATTAAAAGCAGTACAGGGGCATTTTTACGGATGCAGGGACACTTCATTGAAATGTCAAACGATGATGGTTCAGGAACGAAATGGATACTAAGTAGAAGCGAGTGTGTTTTTAATGACTACTTAAATGTTAAGCTATACCACCCTTCACTTAAAAACTATATGCGACCTGCTTTGTCTATGAGCAATCCAGTAACATTTGATTGGAGTGGAAGCGTTTTGACTATATATGTTGACGATGTGGCTGTAGCTACATGGGATTGGGGACAAAAAGAGTGGTACTAAATCCGCACAGCGGTAGAAAGGAAAACAATATGTTAAGTATAACAAAGACAACAAACTTAAGCGGAACATCTGTGATTAACGGTCAATCAGCTATGACAATGTATGCGGCTGTACCAGAAACTGGTTCATTGACAATTAGTCAGACAATTACTAACAAGGAATTATACCTTGCAAATCAGACACAATGTGATGCTGATTACGAGAATTTCAAAGCAGAAGTTAATAAGTTGCTAAAGAATGAACAACAGATTGCAAATTCAGACACAACAGCAACAGCATAAATTATCAAAGAGTGTGGGTTTAAGCCTGCGCTCTTATTTTTAAGGAGGTAAATATGAGCCTAACCGGTTTTCTTTCGTACAGCCGTGTAAACTGGAAACAGTTACCAGATAAAAGTACTCCACTTAGTGCGGCAAACCTAAATGTAATGGACGCAGGTATCAAGAATAACAATGACATGATTAGCAATATTCGTGACGAGATTACACAATTAAACAGCAATATTGACGTTAAAAACTCTTTTTGCAAAAATATTGCAAGTATAAATGGCACTCTTGAAGGTTATGGCTATAATTATTGCTATTATAATAAATCTACCAAAACAGGGATTTTATACTTTGCTTCAAAAATTGAAACCCAAGATTCTGCACAGAATAATTTTACCGGATATTATGATGTAAAAACAGTCCTTAAAAATATGGGTATTAGCTTTAATAAAGTATTGGAAAGCAATTATACTCCTTATGATGCCACAGGTGTAGTTCGAGCAAAGTTGATAGGCTATGGAACAACATTATTATATAGCTCTGCAAGTCAACATTATTCCTTTGCAAGATACTATACGAAAGATGGTAATAAAGGCGCATGGGCAACAAGCGAATTCCAAAAGGGCGATTATATTACAGGTTCGCTTATATTTAGTTAAGTTTCAGAGGCTGCTTTAGTAATTGCACCGTCGTATTTAATATTATTGCTGTTTAGCCGCGGAATGAGAATAAGACGCAAGGTATTGACAAAAATTACAGAAGAAGATGTAAGGCATTTTTATTGAACATGACAAACTGCAAGAAGCAATTTGCAAGGTTGGCAGTGCCGCATAACATTAACAATATAATATTCGCAATCAAGCACCTTAGTGGAAACACTGGGGTGCTTTTTTGATACACATTTTTCTAAATTTAGGAGGTAAATTTATGAGTAAATTATTCGGAATTGACACATCAAGATGGCAGGGAGACTTTGATTTCAAAAGTGCAAAGGAAAATGAGGGTGTAGACTTTGCCATTATCAAGGCAGGTGGTGCTGATGATGGCTTATACGAAGATAGAGAGTTTGAGAACAGTTATAACAAGTTGGAAAGTGCAGGAATCCACAAGGGAGCCTATTTCTTTGGTAACGCATTAAGTGCTGATGAAGCTGTAAATGAAGCCAGATATTTTGCACAGCTCTTAGCAGGTAAATCATTCTGCTACCCAGTGTTCTATGATGTTGAAGCAGGCATGGTTACTGGTAACGACCTTACAGACATTATTATGGCATTCCTTGATGAAATGAGAAATGCAGGATATAAGAATGTCGGCTTATACTCATATGAGAACTGTATTAACAATTATGTAGATATTTCAAGAGTAAAAGAAGCTGGTTATGCTGTGTGGGTTGCTAAGTATTCTAGCAATAACCCTAACATCGCTGCTGATTATGATATGTGGCAGTTTGGCGGAAGTGTTAATTATCTTAGAGACACACAGATTAACGGACAGACAGTAGACCAGAATTACTGCTACACTGATTATTGCACAGACCATGTTGTTGAAAAAGTAACAGTGCCGGATTATCAGCCAGTACCAGACACTAAGTACCATAAGGGCGACACAGTTAAGGTACTCAACGCCGTTCAGTATGATAATGGCGAGCCGTTCAGCACTTATTATGATGAGTACAGTGTTTTATCAGCCAGTGGCAGAAGAGTTGTTATCGGAATCGACGGAGTAATTACCGCCGCTATTGACGAAGATAACATCAGTCTTATTAAGTGCGTATATGACAGCGATATTAACACAGATACAGTAAGTCGTGGTGACGGCAAGAAAGTCAGAGTACTTGATAACATTGATTATGACGGCGTGAGATTTGCGACATATTATGATGAATATGATGTAATTGAAGAAAATGGAGACAGAGTTGTTATAGGTATTGGTACAACAATCACAGCTGCTGTCAATATTGCTAATCTTGAGTTTATTGGCGGCTCAAGTTCTGATGATACACCTACAGATATCCCATTCAGTAAAGATATTGAAGAGGGTAGCACAGTAAGATTTGTCGGAAACACAGATTATGACGGCACAGCTATTAAGGCTTGGTTTGATGAATATACAGTATCAGAAAAAAGCGGAGACAGAGTTGTCCTTGTGCATGACGGAGAATTATTCGCGGCGGTCAATGTAGCCGATTGTGAATTAGTCTAACCTTAACAAAAATACCGGGAGTGCAATGCTCCCGGTAATATCTTAATGAATAAGCACATAGCAAGCATAATACTTACAATTCTCTTTTTCATAGGCAAATCCCCTTTAAATTTAATTTTACTAATCATATCACAATATGCATAATTTGTCGAATATTGTCGAAACTTGCGATATTTTTAAGTTGATTTTTATATTATCAGTATTTATAATAATAATTGTCCGAGAGATTCGGACGAAATCTTCAAGTTTTGGCTAGGTGGCACTGTTTGATTGGCGTTGGCAGTGTCACCGCTGAAAACTGTTAATCTACTGGGGGTAGGTTGACATGCAAGAACAGATGTTCTATAATAACGCTATCGCTACCAGTGTTATATCGTGCAATAAGGGGGATATATGGAGAATGAAGAATATAGGCAGAAGATAATCGAAGAAATCAAAGAAATAAATAGCGTTGAAGTACTAAAGTATATTTACAAAATAATGATGGATGTAATAAAAAAGCCAGTGTAAAAATACACTGGCATACACCTAGAAAAAAGTAAAAAGAAATATATTGCAGTGCGTTACTAATATCTGAGGTAGATTACTTTTTACAAGCAAGCAAACCTAGTCTTGTAACTGTTACATTTTCCAAGGTTTGTGTAATATATCCTTTGCTTGAAAGAGTTTTCATAAATGGCAATAGAGATATCATATCGAGATTTAAAGCATTGGCTATATCGCGATAATCTGTATTGCCTTTCTCATTTCTTTTAGTGATAATAGTTATAAGAACATCATTCTCATTCAGCATATTGTTTACGCTCCTTTTAATAAATCTATTAAGCCGAGAACATATTCTTTTTGTTCGTCATTTAACTCTAAAAATGTATGTATCGAGCGTACTAATCTTCTGTCATTCCTTATCTTAATCCACAAATCAGCTTGTTCCGATAAATCAAGTTCTTTTTCTTTCCCAGTTCTTAAATAATCCACAGGTAATCCTAAAACTTCTGAAATTTTACCCAATCTATCATCTGGAAATGAACCTTTGCGTAATTGACTAATGTAGCCATTAGCAAAACCACATTCTTTTTCTAATCTTGATATAGGAATTTTTCTCTCTTTGCAAATTCCCCTTACTCTTTCTACAGTGTTCATTTGTTTTTCCTCCATTTTTAGAGATTTACCTAAAAAGGTGTTGACAAATTAGAGAACACTCTATATAATAACTTTAGGTTTTAGAGAAAAGCCTAAAGTTAAAGGGAGCATTCTCAAATATGTTTTTGGCAATTCATAGTTTAGAACATTCTCTAAATAATGTCAAGCTTTTCTCTAAGTCCTATATAAATTAGGAAAGGAGAAGTCTATGTTTTATCAAAAAATAGTTGATTATTGCAATAAGAACAATCTTTCTATAATGGCATTTGAAAAGAAATGTGGTATCGGCAATGGAACTGTGGGCAGATGGAAAGATGATAATTCATTGCCAGCATTAACCACTATTCAGAAAATTGCAGATGCAACAAGTATTCCCATAGAAAAATGGATTAAGCAAGAATGATAGGCGATTGAAGCGTCGTTTAACTTTGCAAGAAAGGAATGACAATGAAAAAAATAACATTTTCAGATGTTGCATTAGTGATTGCAATACTTACATTACTATTTCAGATTTTTTGTCATTTTATTTTACCAAGATTTTGACAAAATCAATTATTTCTGAATGATGTACAGCAAATTCCATTAAAGCACAGATGATAGAAACAATCACAGAAATCCAGCCTTTAACGTCAGCTTTACTTGATGTTTTTAACGCAACACCAGCTTGTGTTTTAGAACTTTCAGCAATTTCCTTTGCTGAATCGGCTTGGGATTTAGCAGATTGAGCCATACTGTGAAGTTCCTCGCTTGTCTTTTCGAGATAAGCAGACTGACTTTCTAAAAGCTCAATCGGAGATTTACCTTTTTCATATGTAGGTATTTCAATATTAGGTCTTGGCGGTTGTGGAAATAAGTTGTCCATATTTGGATATACAGGTTCGTATCGCATAAAAATCTCCTTAGTTTTTTAAGGAATTATATCACAGAAAGGAAGTGAATTAAATGAGCGAAAAGGAAAAGGAAGTAGTTGAGAAGTTAAAAGAAGCGATTCCTAAGATGTCAGATTTTGACAAGGGTTATATTCTTGGCAAAGTTGAGAATATGGCAGAAAAAAGTGATAAGGAATGTAACAACGATAGAAAGGAGTAACGAGTGGAAAGAGAACTGAAAGAATTAATCCAGATTGAAAAGAAAAGAAATTCCTTGCTTGAAGAAATCAATCGGTCATTGAAGAAACTTGCAAGCAAGGAAGATAAAGAGTATCAGAGCAAAGTTGGCAAATCGGCTTTTAATCTTGATTGAGCCAGTTATGGTAATGTTCCAGCATTTCCATAATGCCAATTTCCACCCACGCACGACGAATGAACTCGTATTCTTCAGCAGTGTCAGTAAAGTTTTGCTTTTCAGTAGCAGACATTACCTTCTGATGAATTGAAGAATGAATTTCATTGCCATTAGAGTTTACAAAAGCTTTGAAATCTTCAAAATTTTTCACAATCTCACCTCTTTTCAATATTAAAGATAAGAGGATTATAGCACAAAGTACAAACGGATTAGAATTTTTGATATTGATGCAATAGAAAAGTGATGGTAGCGGTAAATAGTTGCAAACTTTTATTCAAACATCATTAGTTCTTTTTGACAGGGATAGCGCCCTGTTCGTATCAAGCGTGAATTACCTACCGATTGGCAGTTTTGTCTTTAGCATATTTATTTAATTCTATTGATATAGAAATAAGAGCGTACAGGGTGCAGAAGTCTACGCCACAGAAGTATGAGCCAACCACTGATACGCACAATGCTATGACAGTATCCATACAATCTCCTTTCGGAAAGTGTCTACCATCACTTCTCTATTGTATCAATAAATATAAAGTTCTACAAGTTACAGCAGATAGGAATGAGCAGAATCGCTTAAATGCACCTTAAAAGGTCAAAATATATCACACACAAATACAAAAGGAAAGGAATGCGTTTATGGAGCTACAGATTTTTAGCAATTCAGAGTTTGGAGAAATTCGAACTATTACTAAAGATGATGAACCTTGGTTTGTGGCAAGTGACATATGCAGGTCATTAGATTTGTCAAACCCAACAATGGCTATGCAAAGAATTGACGATGATGAAAAGGCTAAATTTAATTTAGGGTTATCTGGTGGAGAAACGAATTGTGTAAATGAATATGGTCTTTACTCATTAGCACTTGCAAGTAGAAAAAAGGAAGCCAAAGATTTCAAAAGATGGATTACACATGAGGTTCTTCCGTCCATCAGAAAGAACGGCGGCTACATAGCAGGGCAGGAAACAATGTCTGATGATGAACTCATGGCAAAGGCGCTTCTTGTAGCCAATAACAAGATAGCCGAAAGAGATAAGATAATCGAACAGAAGCAAGCAAGAATTGAACAGATGAAACCTAAAGAGATTTTTGCGGACGCAGTAGCAACAAGCCATACATCAATCCTTATTGGAGATTTAGCAAAGTTAATTTGTCAGAATGGTGTGCAAATCGGGCAGAAGCGATTATTTGTATGGTTAAGAGATAGGGGCTATCTGATTAAGAGTGGCAGTTCTTACAATATGCCAACGCAGAGGTATATTGAGCAGGGGCTATTTGAAATCAAGGAAAGCAACCTTGTTAATCCAGATGGAAGCGTAAGAATTACACGCACACCAAAGGTAACAGGCAAAGGACAGGTTTACTTTGTTAATAAGTTCTTGAAAGGAGATAACAATGTTCCCATTCGATGATTCATTACCCTTTGATGAAATACAGGGCATTACAAAACATGAAAGCAAGAGAGTTATTGCTGTTACAGGTGGCATAAGTGACAAAGGCTTAATCAATGAAGTCTGCATGGATATATATGCGCAGGTAGAACGCGAAGTCGGGTGTCGTTTTAGTTGCATTAAGCGTGATGATTTAGCAGATGTGCATGAGTTCATTGATTCTTACGAACCGCCATTATGCCTAATGAAAAGGATAAAAGAATATGAAAGAAAAGATAATTAACATATTCGCAACACTGGCAGGAATCTAAGAAAGTGCAGAACATGTACTTTTGCTACAAGTAAGGAGTGTTTATGGAAGCAAGGATAAGAGAAGAGATGTTCAACTTGGGTATTCTATCCAATAAAAGAGGTTACATCTACATAATTGAAGCTGTTAAACGGTTCAATTCTTCTATAACAATGGAAGAAATTTACAATAACATTGCTAGTACAGTAGGCAAGTCAAGATGTGCTGTTGAAAGGTCAATTAGAACAGCGATTAAAACGGCTGACCATGATTTATCGGTATGGAAGAATTATGACTGCCTCACAACAAGAGGATTTATTACAACAATGTATTACAGATGTAAGGAGAATGCCAATGAGTAACATAAAAAGAATTATTAAGCTGAACAGAAACAGACAGAGAGCGTTAAAAGAAAGAAACTTTGGAAAGTTCGCAAGATTCAGTTGCAAGCTACACGCAATTGAAGCCTATGACAAAGTACCAGTTGGAAGTTATGTATTTAAGTAAGGAGAAAAAAGATGGAAAATGCAGTTAATAACAATAATATCACATTAATAGGAGTAGTCGAGAAAGAAGCAGAATACTCACATGAAGTATTTGGTGAGGGATACTACATATTTATGCTCAAGTGTTTAAGAACAAGTGGCAACGAAGATGTGTTACCAGTGATAATATCAGATAGACTTACTGATATTAGAGAAATCAAAGTAGGACAGGCTGTCGCGGTTTTAGGACAGATAAGAAGCTTCAATAAGCATACTGACAATATGAAGAGCAAGCTGATTCTAACAGTTTTCGCAAGAGAATTTGAAGCGCTGACACAGGATTCAGAAGAATTACCATTTGAAGATAATACCAATATGGTTACACTTGACGCTTATATCTGTAAGCCGCCTATATACAGATGTACTCCAAAGGGCAGAGAGATTGCAGATATCTTAGTAGCGGTAAACAGACCATATGGCAAGTCAGATTACATACCATGTATAGCATGGGGAAGAAATGCAAGATTTGTAGGCGGACTTGAAACTGGGGAGCATATCCAGATTCAGGGTAGATTCCAGAGCAGGGAATACGCTAAGAAGATAAGCGACAATGAAGTTGAAACAAGAACTGCTTATGAAGTATCGGTAAGCAAGATTGATTATGCAGAGGAGGGCGAAGCTGATGTGTAGTGATATTACAGTTAGAGAGTTAGCAGGTATGGCTCTTGATGAAGATGCGATGTGTCAGATATGGACACCGCAATACGGAACAATCTTTGATAGTTCGTTTAATGAAGCTAAAAATTGTCCATATGCAAATAGCGCAGTTGACAGCTTTCAGATTGAAGATGGTGTATTCATTATGAATATATAAATAAGGAAAGGATATGTTTATGGAAAGAGCAGTTTTAAAAAAAGTAGTGCTTGAAAACTTTATGTGCTATGTACACGCAGAGTTTGATTTTTTTAAGATTACCAAAATTATGGCAGAAAACGGAGAGGGAAAGTCTACAATAGGTTCTTGCATTACCTGGGTGCTTTTTAACTGTGATATAGACTTAAAGGATAATCCAGTTGTAAGAAGAGAAGTTGACGGAGTATCCGTTGATGATATGGACACTTACGGAGAACTTACTTTTGATGTTGGCGGAAAAGAAATCACTATGAAGAAAGTGCAGAAGAGAACTTATAGCAAGGATGGCAGCAGTTACAAGGATGATAACAAGTATTTCATTAATGATGTTCCTAAGACATTAAAGGACTTCAACGCATATCTTGACATTGATATGAGCGTATTCAAGATGTGCAGTAACATCAACGCATTTCTTAATCAGAAGCCGGCTGAAATGAGAGAATACTTATTCAGTCTTATTGAGAATGTGACAGACCTTGATATAGCACATTCTAAGGCTGAATTAGCGGAGTTAGTACCACTGTTAGAGAAGTATTCGGCAGAAGAATTATCTGCTATGAATAAGGCTACCAAGACCAAGATTACAAAGGATTTACCTATCTTTGACGGACAGATTAAGGAAAAGGAAAGAGATATTCAGATTAAGCAGGGCACAGATGTATCTGACCTTGAATTGCTTAGGAACAGCCTTAAAGAGAAGATTACTGATTGCATTGCAAAGCAGACTGACAATGACAAGCTGTTAGCTGAATATGAAAAAGCAAGTGCCAATATACTTGATTTGAAGTTTAAGCAGGGAGATTTATCACGCAAGGCGAATGAGGAGAATATCAAGGCTAGGAGAGTGATTGAGGACAAGATTGCCGACAAGAAGTTTCTTGTTAAACAGACAGAAAAGACTATTGCCGATACCGAAAGCTGTATTGCCAGTTCAGAAAAGACCATTGAGAGCATTAAGGCTTACTTACAGACAGAGCGTGATAAGTGGAAAGAAGAAAATGAGCGTAAGTTTGATGATTCAAGCTTCATCTGCCCTTATTGCGGTAATGAATATAAGGAAGATAAGAAGGAACAGTTAAAGGCTGATTTTGCAAAGCATAAGGCTGATAACTTAGAAGCCATTGCCGATAATGGCAATATGTATAAGGAAAGACTTGATAAGGAAAAAGCTACGCTTGAAAGCCTTAAAGCAGAGCTGCCGCAGCACAAGGAAAGCCTTGTAATGCTGAACACAGCTATTACAGACCTTGAAAAGCAGTTATCCGAACTTCCGCAGGAAATTGATGTGACATCCACAGAAGAATACAAGGCATTTGAACAGCAGATAGCCGAAAAAGAACAGGCTATGCACAAGGCTAATGACATTTCAAGTATCAAGGTTGAATTAAAGGCGCAGGAAACAGCTTTAAGGCAGCAGTTAGCAGAATGTGAAAGCCAGATTGCAAAGTCTGATACGGCAGCAGATGAACAGCGGCTTGAAGAATTAAGGGTAGAACAGCGTACACAGGAACAGAATAAGACTAATGCCGAAAAAATCCTTGATTTGCTTGATGAACTGGATAAGGCAAAGAATGAAACATTGTCTGACAGTATTAACAGCCACTTCTCATTAGTTAAGTGGAAGTTGTTTGAACTGAACAAGTCTGGCGGTTACAAGTCAGTTTGCATACCTACAGTTAACGGAAAATCAATTCTTACAACTATGAGCAATAAGGGTAACAGGATTTTAGGCAGAGTTGATATTTGCAACTCTATTCAGAAGATTAGTGGTATGTCAGTGCCTATTATCTTAGATGATAGTGAGAGCCTTGACAGCACCAATCAGAAGAAAGTTGCTGATATGGTCGATAGCCAGTTGATTATGCTGATTGTCAATGATAGCGAGAAATTAGAGATTGTGAAGGGATAAGCATGAGTAAAATGAGAGTTTGGCATAATTGCCAAGTAGGAGCGGTTAAAAACTTTTATGTTGAAGTTGAAAGCATTGAACAGGCTTGGAAAATCCTTAATACATTATGGGATTATGATTTATTTCAGTATGAGAATAAGATAAAGCCTGACTATTGCAATGCATCTGGTCTTGAATATTTTGACGAAGAAGAGCAGGGGTGGTGCGAATGGTATGACGATAATGGACTTGATATAAGAGAGCATTTTGAAGAAAGTGAGGAATAATATGAATGATAGATATATCGTAGAGCGTGAATTTGAACACACAGGATATAAATGTGTCGTGGTATTTACACACATGGGACATAGATGCGGATATGTCGGGATTCCAAAGAATCATCCATTATACGGAAAGGATTACAGCGATTACCTTGAAATCAAGAAAGCTGATGTCGGAGACAGAGAAGTAAGCGGGATTCTTCCTTTGCTTGGTGCTTGGCTGGATGAAGATGAAAGAATCCGCATTGAAGCATATTTTCAGTGTCACGGTGGCATTACATATGCAGGTGGTGGAGAACATTCAAGTTATCCAATCGAAAGCGATTTGTGGTGGTTTGGTTTCGATTGCGAACACGCAAGAGATAAGTCGGATTTAGATTATGCGATACAGAAGTTTCCAAGCCATAGAAAAGAGTATGAACTACAAAAAATGGTTGAAAGTAAATATCCGATTGATGATGTTATCCGCACTGAAGAATATGTTGCGGAAGAGTGTAAGAAGTTAGCGGAGCAGTTAAAAGAGTTTGAATAGAAAGCGAGAGATAATTATGGCATATAAAGCATTTAATCCAGATTTTACTTGTAAAGGTAAACAGTACGAAGAAAACGGAAATGAGATATGTGAAGCTGGTGTGATGCATTATTGTGAAAATCCATTTGATGTACTGGACTATTACCCTCTTGTAAACGAGAATGGCGAGATTTCAGAATTTGCAGAAGTTGAGCCGCTGGGAAAAGTTTTTAAAAGAGAAAACAAATGTGCAACTAATAAGCTTCACATTAAAGCCAAGTTGGGCTTAAAAGGTTTTATTAAGGCTTGCGTAGATTTTACTCTGGAGAAAACGAAGATTGAGGAAATTGAAGATGGCATAGAAAATGACAATGGCAATAATTCCGCAAAGATAGGTTCAAGTGGATATTCCGCACAGATAGGTTCAAGTGGAAATTCCGCAAAGATAGGTTCAAGTGGAAA